TGACAATAGGGTTTTGTGGCTGATTCTATATTGGCTAGCCATGCTTTTAAGGTCAGCAGGGAGACTAGCGCGACGATTGATCGTTTGCATGATTCCAGAGAGAATGAAGAATGAAGAATGAAGAATGAAAAATGAAAAATGAAAAATCAGCGGCCGTTGATGCGCAGCAGACAGGCGTCAGCAGACAGGCCACTAGCACGGCAAGAAATAAACCGGCGCTGATCCTCAGCGGCCAAGGACGCGACAAAAAGGGTCAGCAGAGCGCCGCCAAAAAGCGCCGCAAGCTTGCCAGACAGGGACAGGGAATGAATCACGGAATGGATTGCAAGGGACGCAGCCGATCGCTCAGCCGCTGACGGAAGCATAAGGCCGGGATTCTTGCAACGCTGCGCAGTGATGGACGCTTTTTGAACTGAACACTGATCAACGGCGTTGGCTTGACGGCATGGCCGCCCATAGGGTAGCTGCAGCGATCACACCTAGCGCGATGAATGCCGCCCATAGCACGAGACGAGCGAGACTGATCCGATCAGCTCGGCTGCCATGGCGAAACGATGCAACGTTACGTATTGTTGCGGGGGTCGCTCCGGCAAGCTGTCCCGTGATAGGGGCGTCGTCCTATTGGACTAGAGAGGCGGGCCATCGGCGCAGCGTATGGGTAGCACTGCCCTTGGGGAATAATGGCGTCATGATCCTATGGTTCTGGCGACATAGGAACACCGATAGCCACCTAGTAGTCTGGGGCGCATAGCCGCATAGCCGCATAATGCGCCTAAAAGCATAGAGGCATCGGCTGGTGGGGGTGGGAGGGTTTCCCGTATTACCGCATTCTCGTTAGTCCCAAATTTTTTCAGGCTTGCTCATTACCGCTTTTCAGCAGGTCCCATTACCGCTTTTCAGCAAGTCCCATTACCGCCTTCTAGCAAGTCCCCAGCCTTTACCATTTAAGCCCTGCTTGAGCCGCCGCAATGGCGGCTTCTTCGTCTCTGTACGGCCCTCCCACTTCCTCCCCATCGTCCTCATACCAATACCAGCCTTCAACGAGCTCTGTGCCCTTGCAGCAGGCTTCAGAAAAATAATCAACCAGTATCACGAGAATTCTCCAATGATGTAATCAAAAGGACCATCACCACCATGGCCAATGCAATGGCCAGGATACAAAGCATGCCTGGCAAGTCCGTAAGGGCCAATGATGGCATAATTATCTTTCAACCATTTCTTGTCGAAAAGCTTTTCTGGCTGTCCTTTTCTGTCCCAGACAATGGAGAAGAAAAGAGCAGGGTCAATGGCGTCTCCGTATTCATTCCTGATGCCATAGTTCTCCTCTTCTGTTTTGTAGTGAATGTAGCTCCACATATCGCCCCAATTGTGTAAATCTTTTTCAGGATACACATGCAGACCAAAGCACCATCCTGACGAGCTTTTGCCAAGGTGCAGGGGCTCTTCTGCTTCCTTGCCACAATGCAAGCATTTGGGAGCGTGCAAGTAGTAGTTGGTTCCCATGGTCAAGCCCTTTTGAATTTAGAGAGGTGGAGGTTCCACATGCCTTTGCTCATGTCGCCTGGTCGATAAAGAACGTAACAAGGAGGCTCTTGCGCTAGCCCTCCTTCTCCATCGCTAATGGCTTCAGCTTCGTCCACCCAGAAGCCTTTGCATTCTCCATTGTCATCAAACACTCCTATTTGATAATCACCATCTTCCATGCACAATCTTGTGTGAAAGATGAGTTCCTTTAGCGAACTGGCCTGATAGATGCCTTGCGTGGGAGGAAAATAAGGGCCGTTGTCAGAATAGTTGCGAATGGTAATCATTGATCTTCTCCTCTGACGAGTTCAATAATGGAATAGTTGGCGCCAGCTTCTTTGTAAATCGCGTGGAGCTGGTCACGCTCCTCTTCAGACTGAGCGTAGTCTTCGTAGCCTTCGCTGTCCTTAAACAGCCAAACAATGGAAAGGGAAGTCATGATCAATTCTCAACAATGCGAAAGTCGGGATCGTTTGTTTTCTTTATCCATCGACATTGATTAAACTGCGGCAGCACGATGAACAGCTTATCGTGGTGATCTTGTTCAACAATGGCAGTGGTGATGGTGGTGCCGATGCGGCTACGGCCTCTGTTGCTGATGGCCAGGATGTTGATTGCGTCTTGCATGGTGAAGCTGGTTGAGAAGGGCTTGTCTGCGGGCCCTGGCGGCCCTTAGGGCTTGTGGCTTGAGCCTCCGCTTGGGAGGCTTGCCGCTGTTGTGCTGGTGGTTAGGCACTTGCATGGTTGAACACTGGTCGTATCCAGTGGCGATTGGCGGGGAAGCACTGCTGCATTTCCTTTTGCCAGAGCAGGGCCTCTTCGTGGTCTGGGCCGGTGAAGCCACACTGGCGGATGGCCCCATCGGGAGTCTGCTCGAAAAGGCGGAAAAGGACGACGGTTTGCATGGCTGGGAAGTGGTGGTGAAGCTCGCGCCTCGTTGAAAGAACAATAGAGCAGGAGAGGCCCCTGAAAAGGGGCCTGTAACAAGGCTTCACACTTCCTGCTCGATGGAGTCAATGATGAAATCAGGGTGGAGGCGCTCGCAAATGGCGCGGGCCTCGTCAGCAGAAGTGGTGAGATAGGCCAGAGCGTCGTAACGATCGTGACGGGAGCACCAGCCGTGGCAGATGAATTTCTTCTCCACCGGCCAGATGCCCTTGATGATGTAGTGAGGGCGGGAGTTATGCACGTGCAGCTCTGCTTCGGCAGCGCTGTTGGCATCAATGAGAAGCTCGCACTGACCGCCGTGACGGGGATTGGTGCAGAGAATGGAGAAGCTGATCATGGCTTGGTGAGTGGTGGAGCATCGCTGCCCCTGACGAAATTAAAAATAGGCGAAAACAAGGGGGCTGTAAAGCCCCCAGACCATCAGCGTTGCTTATGGCTCAAGCAGCCAGTGCCAGAGCGTGAGCTTTGGTGATGGTGGCGGCACCATTGCCCCACCATTGGCTTTCCAGGCGCCTGCGAGCAGCCTCGATGTCATCACCACGACCAGCCTCGTGCGTCACCCACTCAGTAATGGCGTTGTAGGCGCCCCAGTAGGTGCCCTGCACGCCTTTGATGTCGAAGCCAATGCCGTCACCAGCAAACTTGTTGGCCACGCTGTCCCACTGAGGCAGATCAGCCAGTGTCTTGGGGCGAGCAGTGGTCTTATCGCCGCGCTTGGCGTTGACGGTGCCTGCCAGTTGATCGGCAAACACGGCCTCGCAATAGACTTTGAACTGAGCACTGGTGCAGGGCTTGGCGGCCATTGCTTCGAGCTCTTCAAGGCCTGCGGTGAACTGCTGGCGCTTGATGTCGATGATCTCCGGCAGGCGGTCAATCAGAGCGTTGCAGTTGAGCGTGTGGCGAATGCTGATGCGCTTGCCTTTGGCAGTGGCGCCAGTGTGTTCAGCATGCCCGAGAGCGGCGCTGAGAGTATTGGCACACACCACGCGCACGGGCGTGAAGAGAGTTTGGAATGCGATGGAACCATCGTGACTGGTGGCACCAACAATGTACTGGCAGATTTCATCGCCCTTGAGCACTTCGCCTTCTGCGCCATTGATCTTGGCGGTGAAGGTGACTTTACGGCCCTCGTCGAGCACGCACACGGCGCTCATTTCTGCATCTTCGTGCAGGGCCTCGGCTAGGCGAATGAGCTGTTCGTTCTGGACGATGGTGTAGCTTTCCTTCTGAACGGAGAGCACTTTTCCATTGTCACCACGAGTGATGGCCTGGAAGCCTTCGATGGGCTGGCCAGCGGGATCGAAGATGGGAGTGCTGATGACTTCCCAGTCGGCTTCGCCAAGGGCAAAAGCTTCGCGAGCAGGGAGGGTGCCATCCACCACGTGACCAAGCTTGTGCCAAGCGGCTTGGCCGTGAAAGAAAGCGCCGGAGGAAAATTGATGAGCCATGGGTGTGGAGAGAAGGGAGCGGGGTCGAGCCGCTTGATCCAAAAGTTAGCCCTTGTTCCGACAAAAGTCAAATGGAGCAAGGGCCAGTTAACGAACCGTCACAATCAGCGCCGCTGGTCGCAAATGCCAGCGAGCATCTCGCCCACATAGGTATGGGCGGCACGAAGCTGATCAAAAGCCTGATCGCGCTCCTTGCGAGCTTGGTAGTAGGCATCAGGCCCCTGCGGATAGAAATCTCTTCCGTTGAGCTCGGCTTTCGCTAGAGCGTCAATGGCCTTGTCAATGGCATCGTACGCAGCAGCGTAGCCGTCGCGCAGGTCGGTGAAGCCAGTGCCGTTGAGATGGACGGTGGGAATGGTTGCCATGGTTCAGAAGGAGAGGTGGTAGCTGGTGCTGGTGGCGCGGAGGTGATCCATGTAGTCGTCGTACTTTGATTGCCATTCGGCAGCAGTGCCCATGATCTTGGTGAGGTATTCGGGATCAGGGCAGCCAGCGGCAATGTAGCTGTTGACCAGTTCGGTCCAGAAGCGGTGCTGGAGGCACACTTCGTCGCCGTGGTTGAAGGTGGGATAGGCCATGGTTCAGGAAGTGGTGGACCTCGCGGCCCGTTGAGCTAACAATACAAGCAGGAGGGGCCTTGCCAGCCCCTCTGTAACAATTGTTTACAAACGATTTGGGCCTTGCATGCCTTGCACCACCATGAAGCTCTTGGTGGTGAACACGGCATTGAGGCTTCGAGCCTGTCGCTCGAGGGCATTGCGGTCAGGGCCTGAATCAAGCATGTTCCAATCCCTGCCTGATTCTGCCCATAGACTCCAAACGTCGCGGTCAAGGACTGCCATGGTCAGAACGCCAGCTCTTTGCCATTGCTCTTGATGCTCACCACACGCTCGCAATCAAACGAGCGCCAGGCACCTTGCCCTTCGTTGCGAGCAATGGTGAAATCGCGGCAGCGGATGATTGAGGGCTTCTTCAGGGCATAGCCCGTGCCCTTGATCTCGCAGGAGTCGAGGGGATTGAACTGTAGTTTGCGCACGGTGCCATCAGCCTTGACAAATTGCACGCTGACGATGCTGCTGCCAGCGTTGAAGATGAACTGCTTGATGATGCTGGTTTTATCCATGGGGAAGAGGGGAATGTGGGCTCGCGCCCTTGATGGCTATGATTGCTGGTCTGAGGCCTTTTGTGAAGCCCTTTGGGCATTAGCGTTACTTATGGCCTTGCGCATGTCCCTTTCAGCATTGCGCAGGGCGCGATCGTCGCTTACGCTCTGAGGCGCCACGAACGTGGCCCCGCTTGGATGCTTGAAGACAAAATGACGCTTGGTGCGGGCCAGGACGAAGCCCAGGCTTTTCGCCATGGCAGCAATACGCCTGTCAGTTTCCTTCATTGGCCTAGGTGCGTGATGGCGCAATAGCGTTGCGGGTGGAGCTGCGTGCATGCCTGGTAGGCCTCGCGATCAGCCTTCGGGACAGGCTCTGTCACGTGGGACCACGCCAAGGTGGTCAGCATGGCCGAGAGCGATGCCAGGGCTAGAAAGTTCTGCATGGAGGAGGGGCGAACCGGCTCACAATACCGAACCAGCCCGCCCCTCCCAAAGCTTTGTTGCTTTTCGTAATACAAAGCCAGTCGGCAAAAGAAAAGCGCCCCTTGCGGAGCGCTCGTGGATTCTCGTTCTTCGGCATCATGCCCTGGCGTAGCAGAGCCGTGCAACTCCTTGTGAGGGATTGGCCACGCGAGCAAATGCGCCGTAAGAAAGATCAAGAATGCGGTCGCCGTACCAAGGGCCTCGGTCGGTCACCTTCACCACCACTGACCTCCTATTGCGAGGATTGGTCACCCGCAGCCGAGTGCCGAGTGGAAGCGATGGAGAAGCAACAGTGAGACCGTAAGCATCGAAGCGACTGCCGTCAGCAGCCCTCTGGCCGTCATAGCCGTCTCCAATGCCATAGTGCGAAGCCAAGCCGCACGACGATCCAGCCTCCGCAGCGAATGGCACCAAAGCACCAAGAGCAACGGAAGCAGCAGAAAGAAAACGAAAAAGCATCAGGAAAAGAAAGTAAGTAGCAAGGATCAGGGAGTCGCCTCCTGACTGCCCCACTGTACCAAACTTGTCCAGCCCCCATGGCAAGTCCTGTTCATGGTGCTATGCTTTGCAGGCTTGAGTTGGTCCTGGGCGAAAGCCCCGTCGTTGATGCCGTGAGGGTGGACGCTTCAGAACAGTGGGTGACTTCGCGAGAACCACCAAGGCATTGCATGGGCCTGTGAGGCACTGTTCCCCTTTGTTGAGGGACAATGGAGCATCGGAAGCTCAAGCAGCGGGAAGGGGGAGCGAAAGCTCCCCTTTTCTATTGCTTGCGAGAGCTGTGAGTGTTTTATCCGGCAATGATAATTTCATAAAAAAGCGCCCTTAGGGGCGCTGTTGGTTGCTGCTAGTCCAGGATGCGTCGCCTGGTATGGGCTCCATGCCGAATTCCCAATCGTCATAATCAGGAGAATTGCGCAGGGCCGCTTTTTCCTGCATTGAAAGGCCGTCTTTTCCTGCATTGGAAGGACGGCCGGGGCCGTCAGGGTTGATACAGTTCACTGTTAATTGCCACTGCATAGGCTTCAAGATAGGCCATAAGGTCAGTTTCAGACGGAGCCTCAGTGGTAATTTCCTCGTGCTGTTGCTTATGCTTGCTATGAGCAGCTTTCAGACTGAAATAAAGACGCTCCAGTACCAAACGATTGGCGAAATTTCCCTCCTTGACCACAGTCTCTTCCAACGTTATGAGCCATTCTTCCAGCTCTTTAATGCGAAAGCTCCATGCAACAGTGGGATGGTTACCGTTCATCACCAAATGGTGATCTTTTGTGAAAGCAGAAGTGCCGAGCGAGTCGCGATAGATGGTTGCCATGGGGAAGGACGAAGTGATTGACCTGCTTAGTCTGCCGTCCTGTCCCGATTGTGGTCAAGCCCCCGAGCCATTAGCTCTACTTATCGTCTTCCACCCCATCGCCAACATCCTTCCCTTACCCACAGGTCTGAGCACTACATGCCTGCCCGCTCGGGCGATGACATTCTGGAAGGCTTGCCGCTTTGCTTTGTTCAATGGCTCAAGCGGCTCTTCTAACCAGCTCGAGGCCCAGTCCGCCAGCTCCTCCACGTCACTGAGGTCAGATGTGCGGAGGACGAAATGGCGCCCTTGCTGGCTGATCTTCTTCCAGGCAGGATGCACCATAGGCTCTTCTGCGGCCACGTATTCAGCTTCTGTCTTGAGAATGGGCGGAATGCAAATGGTGACCATGGGAGGCATGGTTGATGCTGGTGAGGAGACCATTGTCAAACTTGCAGAGCAATGATGGAAACAATGGGAAGGGGGAGTGCTTGATGAGCAAGCAACCGAGCTTGATTTTCGTTATAGGCCAACAAGCACAGTTGCGAACCATTCTCAAACACAATCCTATAAGGGCCTGGCCAGTTCATCACAATTCGCCTGAAAACACGTCTTCAATGGTGCGTCCAGTCTCTTCAATTTTCTCAAGCACTGCTTGGTTGATTTGCTTTTTGATGGCCTGTCTATAGTCCTCGTCGCCTCCAAAACTGCCAATGTCAGCCAAAATACGAAGAGCAGTGGTGATCTTTGAAAGATCATTCATAATGAGGAGCGCTTCTGCCTGGCCGTCGTTGGCTATGTGCTCATTCAGCATCTCCTCGTGCATAGCGGCCCATTTGCCAATGGCCACCAGGCCCACTTGCTTCAGGGCTTCGTCTCCAAAGCGCTCGTAAAGCTCATCAAGGGCTTCTGCTATGGCAGGAGGCAGGGCATAGGTGGAAGGATCGTCAAGGAAAGGCTCGAGGTGTTCGTTGATGGCTTCTCGCTGCCTGGCTTTTGCCCCTTGCGCCTTGCGCAGGAAATCGCCAACGGAATCAAGAGAAAAATCCATGCAATAGAAGCAACACAACTAGCCTGACGACAAGCGAAGCTATTGTCAAGCCCTCGGAAGCTTAAGACAATGGAAGGCAGTCAAGGGGCGTCCTCTTCAGGCATCGCCAGCATTGGCCTGCTGCTGCCAGTTGGCTCGCCGTCCTCATCGAACTCGGGCTCCACTTCTGCCTCTGCATCAATGGCGGAAGCCCTCACTTGCGAATTGTTTTCAGCTTCTTTGATCTTTTTTACTTCCTTAGTGAGCGTATCGAGGAAGTTCTTGTAGCCGCTCTTTTCTGCGGTTTGTGGCTTGATGTCGAACAAGCCAATGAGCTTTGCCTGCTGCTCCAAACAACTGCGTGCAATGCTCAAGAAGCCACTCTCACCAGCGCTTTCTTCAATGCGCACAATGGTTTCGTCTCTGCTTTCGTTATAAGTGGTGACTTTCTTGCGCTTGCTTTGCTCAAACCCTTCCAAAGCTTTTTGCTTCAGTTCGTCCTGCTCCTGTACCAATCGTGCTCGCCAAGTGTCTTGGCTCTTCAGGATTTCATGGGTCCAGATTTGACGATTATGAATGCGATCGCTGCTTACAGTTTCTTTTGAGAGCAGCAAAGTTTCAGCGATTTGCTTGTTGCTCATGCGAGCCGCAAGCAGCTCTTGCACCATGTAGCGCCTTTGACCAGTGAGGTCTTTGTCGTAAGGAATCTTGCCAGGCCCTAGTCCTACTTTGTTGCGAATGCGGTCAATTTGCTCTGGCGTGAATCCTGCCTCTACAAGCACTTTCGTTGCATACTGCAATTGCTCTTCTTTAGAAGCAAAAGAAATCTCAGGAAGAGGCATGGTCGTTCTTTGTTGGCCTCTATTCTAAAGGGGCATTTCCTTTGCCTATCAGGCTTCTAGTGAACAAAGCTGAAAAGCGCTCAAGCTTTTGTGGCACCACGGACGATGGAGAGAAAGTGATGGCATGAAGCAAGCTTTTCATCTCTTTCCATTCTTCCTTGGAAAGCGATGGGGAGGGATCAAAGGGAGCGCTCATTATGCAACTAAATAATAAAGAAAAAGAAGGGCTGCAATAATGCCACCAAAGCAAAGTATGCCAATAATGCCACTAATCAGGCCAATCCTGATCTCATGGCTTTTGATTTTGGCATCAATCATTGCAGCCACTTCTTCCTTGTCCATTGTCAAAACACTTCTTTGGGAAGGGTGAAGACAAGGCTTTCTTTAACTGACAGGATAGAAAAATCTCCCATGTCATCAGCCAGTTTTTTGGCTTCTTTCAGGGCGATTTCCATGTTTCTTATTTCGTCTCCATAGTCTTTTTCGTTGCGCCGTTGCAGGCGAATGGTTCCATGGGGGCTATCGCAGCTTTCGGAGCCCTCTTCTTTCATAAGCTCAAGAATGTCTGCCTTGCACTGTTCTTCCTTTTTGGCAAGAGCCTTTTGGGAAGTCTTAATGCTTTCCAGCTCCTTCAGGAGGCCAAGCATGTCTTCGGAGATCATGAGCGAACTTCTTTGGCGAGGATGATGACCGAACAAATGATGACAGAAAACAGAGCCAGTGTCAACGTTGTCATCAGGTGTCTCCGCTTGCGACAAAATTGCGACCAATGAGGGAGACGATTTCCTCGTAGCTGCTGCGCCAGTGGCGTTCACCATCTTCTGGATTGCGAGCTCCGTAAAGCATGCGCGAGTGTGGTGCAGGCCCTCTATCAGGCATGGAGAAGCCATGGTGATGAATGGCTTCGATGGTCACCCCCTGATGTTCAAGCGTGGGAAGCTTGTCGGGAGCGAGAGGAGGCTTGGGCATTGTGCCTAGAAAAAGCCTTTGTAGTTTAAGAGAAGATTGTTGAGAAGAGCGCTATGAAAAAGCTCGCCTGGGGGCTCGCCTGCTCGTACGCGCTCTAGCAAAAGTTGCCTAGCAGGATTCTCAATAAAGAACCTTTGTTGAGAATTCAACTATCTCCTTCCCATTGCCCCTTCCAGAAGAAGCGCCGCAGGGCCAGTTGTGCAGCTCTGCGCGTGGCCGTGCCGGCTTGCCCCAGGCGCGTATATGCGCACGGTCAAGCCTCCGGACGATTGTAGAACTTGCCACAAGCCCAAATGTGCCAGTTCAGAAATTGGCACAATGGAAAAGAGGATGGTTGACGCTGGTGTACCATGACGAAGTCCTCGGCCGTGCCATGCCCATGCTTCGTGACATTTGGCTCGTTGCAGCGCTCTACTGGAGCGTCTGTGCTTTGTTGATTTTCGTTGCCAGCAGAATCCTTCCATGACCAACCATCAAAGCCCCATCACCCCACCGCCGGAGCTGGCGATGCAGTGGATCAAACAGCTATTTGACAACTCTGACGATCCTGTACAGTCTGGTTATTTACTGATAAAAGTAGCTGCCCAATACGGCGCTGACCAGGAGCTGGAAGCGTGCTGTAAATGGTTGGCTGTTGCGTGGAAATCGTATGCGTCCACCGAACTCCGCGCCGCCCGCCGCCCCAAGCCGCCGAGCTTGAAGAAACGAGCACTGGAGGCCATGCATCGCAATTGGAATCCACACAACAACGACGATTTCGCCACCATCGCACGCGCACTGGAGCAACTCGATGACTGATCAACGGCACCCAATCACCCCACCGCCGGAGCTGGTGCAGCAGTGGTGGGAAGAAGCTGACCAGTACCAAGACGACCCAAAGACTTACTTCGACTACGTTGCCACCGAAGCTGCCCAATGGGGCGCAGACCAGGAGCTGGAGGCGTGCTGCAAAGAGTTGATGGACCGCGATTTCATGGCTGGTCCCTCCGACCTCCGCGCCGCCCGCCGCCCCAAGCCTCCGAGTTTGAAGGAGCAGGCGCTTGAGGCACAGCAGCGCCTAATGACCGGAGCTTGGCGTGCTGAAGACTGGCAACTTATCAGCCGCGCCCTAGAGGCACTGCCCAATGACTGACTTCCGAGCGCTTTGCGCTGAGCTGGTTGAAAATCTAGAGCGCTATCAGTGCTGGTACATCGAGGACAATGGCTACGGCATCCCGGACCTTGAAGCTCTGCTGCGTCGTGCTAGCGCCGCCCTGGCCCAGCCCGAGCCGCAGGGGCCGACGGATGAGGAGCTTCGTGATCTTTGGAGCTGGGCGGCTGGGCAAGACCAAGGACCGTGGCCAACGCAGCAGCACTGTTTCGCCCGTGCCGTCCTCGCCCGCTGGAACCGCCCCACCATTAAGCCGGTGCTTGTCGCTGAGCGGCTGCCGGGGCCGGAGGATTGCGATGCGAAGGGTCGGTGTTGGGTATGGAACGAAGGAAGTTGTCGCTGGTGGGAATGGGTTAGTTCAAAAATGATTTCCTATTCTCACGACGATTACACCCACTGGCTTCCCCACCACGCGCTGCCGGTGCCACAGCAGGAGGGTGCCAATGACTAACCGCACCCTTTCCCCCGCCGCGCAGGCGGTGCGTGATGCTGCTTTTGATCTTTGGGAAACTGTTGACACTGCTGAGGCTATTGCCGCCGCCGCCCTGCGAGCTGCTGCGGATCAGGTGGCTCCACTATCAACTAATCGCAGGCAGGATGACATTCGCCAAAAACTCCTCTCCATCGCCGCCGAGCTGGAGAACCAATGACTCAAGAAATGGACTACAAACGCGCCTATCTTGAAATCGTCGAGATCGTCGCACCTCGCTTCCCAGAGCGCAGCATCTGCACTATCGACTTAGTGCGTATGCTTGCTTTTGAAAACGACACTTTGCGCACTGCTCTCAAGCTTCCCCATCCCTCCGAAGTAGTCAAAGCTAACGAACAAAGAGAATCGTCCTTTGAAAAAGATTTCTTCTCATGACCCCCTCAGAAGAGCCTAAGATTATTCGCCTTCCACGCAATGGTCCCAAGCCAGGACAATCAACAACTGCCTGGCTCTATGGAAAACAACGTGCCGAAGAAAAAGCTCTTGAACGAGAGCGTTGGAATAGTCTTAAGAAAAAGTCTCCTCAGTAATTTCCTCTTCCATTTTTTCGTCAGTTTCCTCTTCCATTGTTTCACCGCCCTCCTCTTGGAGGGCTTCTTTTTGCACAAAAGAAGGCCCTTCTTCAAAAGAAGGACCTTGCTCGTCTTGCCAAATAATTTTCATTGCCTAAAAGCGTGTTGCACTAGTCTAGAAAATATCGTCAATTGCGGGCTCTTCGGAAATGACAGGGACAATGGAAGTGGACGGAACGAAGGGGCCATCGTCGTCCATGCTCTCTTGCCATTCCCAGGCATGATAAAGACGCTGTTTCTCTCCATTGGGACCATTAACGAAACTGCTAGTGATCAAGCCTTGACGCCTAGCCACCTCGAGCATCTTACCAGTGGAGGAGGTTTCAAAATTGCCACAAAGCATGGCTGCCTGCTGTTTCGTGAATCGTTCGGTCTTGCGCATGTTGATGGCATTGACCACCCTGTCAAGCTCCTCGAGACTGCCGCCCATTGGTCCCGTGTAACGCCAGCCATAGTTCAAAGCATCACGCTGCAATGAATGCTTACCAGTAAGGCCACTCCTGCTTTTCAACCATTCAAGAATGAACTGGTTGGGGTCGTAATTCTGTTCGTCGCGAGTGAGCTTCACCACTTCACTGACGTTGTCAACAAAGCTAGTGCTATCCCGCAAACCTCCGCTCTTGTTCAGATGGTGAAGAATGAGAATCGAACAGCGGTAAGTGTTCGCAATATCCCTCAGTCCATAAATTACATCGCCCGCGTTGCTCTTGATTAAATCCACGTTCATGCCCGCGAGGCAAGCAGTGAGGGAGTCAATGGCAATAAATAAGGGGCGATGCTTTCTCACGTGGTCTTCAAGCTGCTTCATGTGGGCAAATCGCCAGTTCTCCCAGAAGCTGATGGTGCCAGGAGCGAGCCCTGCATCTTCATAGCCAATCACTCCCAGCTTCTCACTGGTATCCACGAGAGGCTCGTCGCTTTGGATGATCAGGCTCTTGCCTTTCATGCACCTTCTGCCGCTCCATGGCTGCCCCAGGGCCACGTTGAGAGCCCAGTTGTAAGCCACGGTGCTCTTGCCGGTGCCGCCCGACGCAGCCAGAAGCATCACGCTGCCCAAGGGGATGATGCCTGCAATGAGCCATTCCCTTGCCTTGTCAGAGCCTGCAATGGTGAGGGCGTCAATGGTTTCAATTTCTTCTCTGCCATAAATACGAGCCTTGGCCTCATCGATGATCCTGTCGATATTTTGCTGACTCATCTTCAAACCATGCTGCTCCATCCACAGCACTGTTTCGTAACCAATGCGAGCATCATTGGCATAAAGGCCAACAAAGTTTTCAATGGTGGAAACAATTTCCTCGTAAGAAGGCTTGCCATCTCGTCCCTTGTGACGACAGGGGCCAATGGAGGCAAGCAAGTCGTCTTTCGTGGCGCCTTCTTCGATGTAGTCGGCCAGGTCGTAGCCGTTGCCAGGCGGCAGGTTCTCCCACTCCCAGCTACGAGGATCGGCATAGAGCCATTGAGCACCAGGATTGTCCGTGGCCACTTCCGCCATGAACGCCACGCCCTGTTGGTCCCTGTCGGGGCACAGCACCACTTGCTTGTTGCGGAACAAGCCTGAATAGTCTCCGTTGGTGCGATATTGCTTGCTACCGCCAAGGAAAGTTACGCAAGGAATGTCCAGAGCCCACACAGATTGGCAAGTGAGCTCACCTTCGACAATAAAAATGGGCAGGCCAGTCTCATTACTTTTCTCCATCGCCTCTTTGTACTGAAAAGGCAGGATGTTTGCTTTAATTTCTTGAAGCTGAGTTTTATGGTTTTCGCCGCTTTTGATGGTGGGGAAGTCTTGCCAAATACGTTTTGAGCCTGATGAGTCGTCACGATGAACGACAACTACTTCCTTTGCTTCGTTGTTGTAGTAAGGGAAATGATGCAGACCGGTTTCACGAGGTGGCTTCTCCCAGCGAGTGAGAGGCGCCAGCGCGTCCCTGATTTCAGCTCGATGCGGCGGAGAAGGATCGTGCCAGCAGTTGTAACCGCCAGTGGTCTTATTGACGGTAAAGTCGTTGCCACCACAGGCAGGGCAGACAAATTTGCCGGGCTCGTTACTGGCCTCAAGCTGCTCGAGGTGGTCAAGGATGGAAAACGCCATTCAGCAGGCATGGAGGGAAGCGCCCTCCATCATGGCAGTCCTAGCCAGTAGCTGCAAGCAAAATGGCTAATGCCTTAAGGCACGGCCCATAAGCAACGCTGATAGCCCAAAGGCTTGCGAAAGGCCATTGTGGGCCTAAAGTCAGGAAGTCCTTCGCAAGTGGCCATTGCCCAGAAGCTTTTACGAAGGCGGCAAGAAGCGCCGCCACTTCACTCTTTCGGACCAAGCCCACGAGCATCTGTGCCGACTGGCGCAAGAAGCGGGCATTTCCAAAAGTGAAACTATCGAGCGCATCGTGCGCTGCCAACACATTTCCGAAGGTCGCTTCACTCTTTCCGATGAGGTGTGGCCTGAAGTGACTGACTTTTCTCTTTCTTCTCATGAAACTCTCTAAACTTCGCGAGCTTTGCGGCAAAGCAATTGACAAGTACGGCGACATGGAAGTGGGCTCCCATGACAAGGACTATGCCTACGACATTGACAGCGCTTCCGACATGAATTCAATCAAGTTTCGCGTTTTAAGTCCTTCTGGTTCGCTGCCTGGTGAATCCATGGACGGAGACGAGGAAGAAGCCTCTGGCACTCCCGTTTCTCACTTTGCTTGCATTTTTTACGAAGGTTGAATCATGAAACTCGGCGCCTTGATTGACACCCTGGACAAAGCCCGTCACCAGGCGGGCAACGATGCAGAAGTGTTTCTTTGCTTTGAAGAAACTGCTCTTGACGAAGGTTATGACGAAGCTTCCACTGAAGGCATTAGCGACATTCGTCTTTTAGAAGACTGGCCGCTTCCTGGCAAAAGCTTGTGCTTTACAGAAGGGGAAAAGGCTCAGAAGGTGGTCATCTTCTATGACAACCACTACAAGCTTGACTCCGCCAAGCAAGCATGAACCATTCCCTTCTCTTTTACGACCCTGCCCATTTCCAAAATATGACCCTGCCTGTTACTGCCGTCAACGAAGCCATGCTCACTGAGCGCATGCTTGGCCATTTCAGCCCCCTTGAAATCTCTCCAGAGGCCTTCACCAAGGCTTACGAGTTGCCAATTGGCGATCACGTGGAGAAGAACTACAAAGGTCTCTCCTATCTTTCCTGGCCTTTTGCCTTTCGCTACTTGAAGGAACAGTTCCCCTCTGTCTATGTGGCCTTTGAAGAAAAGGAAGCTGGCTGGCCGGTGTTTGGCCAAGAGGGCTGCTGGTTGTTGCGTCCCTACCTCACGGACGGCATCAAGCGCACACCCGCGCTGGTGTTTCCCGTGATGGATAACAAGCACAACGCAGTGAAGGCCCTCGACGCTCGTCAGGTGAGCGACAACATCCAACGCGCTTCCGTTAAGTGCATTGCCACTTTCACGGGCTTGGGCCTCAAGCTCTATGCAGGTGAAGACGTTCCCAAAGCAGACGATGAAAAAGAGCAATCGCCCAGGCTCCCGCTCCAACAGACGACTACGAAGCCTGAAGCGCGGACTGTCGCGAAGGAGCAAGGAGCTGCAGAGACTGTTGCAGCGCCTGGAGGCAATGGGACTGTTGCATCCAATGGAACCGCCGAGTTCGATGGTAAAGGAGCACTTCTTAGCTTCTGCAAGGCCAATCTCTTCTTCCACGCGGACGAACGCAGCAGCATGATGGCTGGTAAGCGGGCGCTCGAAACCGTGGGCCTGTCTAAGGGCGAAGACATTAAAGATGCTGCAATGTTTGCCAATGTGGTCACCTCTATGGTTGCCGCATGGGTGAAGGAAGAGGGCATCAAAATTACAAAGGCTGCAATGGGGAAAGACATTGACGCTTTGCGTGAGGCATGCCTGAACGGAGCCGATAGTGCTATCGAGGCAGTGAGAGTCTATGTGGAAGCAAAAAAGTAGATAGGGCAGCAGCCGCGCTCGCGAGAGCTTTCGCGGGCGCAGTTGCCCTTGACGCTGAAGGTGCCCCTCTTTCTGAAGATTATGATCAGCCTGCCCAAACCTCGCTCCTTTTGTGATATTTCGCACTGTCCCGAGTGCGGAACGCTTTGGCATGACACGCCCATTCCAGAAGAAAGCCGTTCGCTATTCGGAAATAGCAAATGGTTCTCACGGGTGATCGCTATCAGCTCTTGGCAGCAAGACCGTTGCATTGCTTATCAATGCCCCGACTGTCATGCTTGCTGGGACCGTGACACTGGCGCAATTGTTGATTCCTACGATCTTTCACGATGACTATTTTTCTTTCGCTTTTCTCCATTGTCTTCCTTGCGTCGCCCATCATGGCGTGCAACGAGCCAATTCTTAAAAATGGTTCATGCCCGCTTGGCTATTACAGCAGTGGAAGCTATTGCATTCCTAGTCGATAGGGGCGATAGTTGGCTTGTTACGACCTTACCTTGTCCCGAGTCATGCCCTCGTTCGAGCGCTTTGAACCCAAGCGAATCAGTCTCAATGGAAAGAGGCATTACATTTGCGAAGGCTTTCCAAACGTGCCTGATGGAACTGTTTTGCCTTCCGTGACCACCGCGCTTTCCTCTATGGCGCCAGTTGCCAAGATCATGGCTTTGATTAACTGGAGACGCAAAATCGGTGAGTCGGAGGCCCGCAGACGCACTCGACTTGCGAGCGACAGGGGGACATGGCTGCACGGAGTCATGGAAGATTGGTTCAATGGGGAAGACATTGAGAATCACCTAGAACGTAATCCTGAATGGAAGCCATACTTTGATTTGATGGAGCCATTTTTGCTGGGAGACAAAGATCGCCTCACTCTTATTTGCGATCAAGAATCTCTTGAATACATTAAATACTGCGATGGCATTGAAAAGCCATTAATGACGGAAAGTGCTGTTGCTTGGTATGACGCCGAGTCGCGAATTGGAGTGGCTGGTACTGTAGACCAGTTTGCATTTACGAAGGCAGGCAAACTTTCTCTTCCCGACTGGAAAAGCTCATTCAAGGTCAAGCCGCAATCGCAACTAGCAGACTACAAACAGCAGCTTGGAGGCTACGCACTGGCCATTGAGCAAATGGAGCAATGCTCAATAGACGAAGCATGGTCCGTGTTGGCTTGTTATGATCCAGAGAACGATAACAGCGTCCCCACCTTGCAACTCGTTCGTTTAGACGGTTTTGAACTGATGGTGCAGCAGCGTATCATGCAAGACACCGTGCGAAGATACTTTGAACAGGAGTATCCTGGCGGCAAGGCAATGACTTTGACAACAGACAAGGGGTGATGGGAGTTCTATTGCAGACTGGTGTGAACGATTTGCAAACTCTCTTTCCCGCAATCTGTCAAGAATGTGATGGATGGGACGCATCAACTTTTCACGCATTTTCTAATAAAAAGATGCCGTGGAAATGCAGCAAAGGTCATCGCTGGATTGCAATGGTCGCTAATCGCACCAAGCATGGGAAAGGGTGTCCGTATTGCGCCAACAAATATGCGTGGCCGGGTGACAATGACCTTGCAACGTTGTTTCCCGATCTGGCCAAGGAAGCTTACGGATGGAATGCTTCGCGATGCTTGCCTTATTCTCACGAAAAGAAGAGATGGGTGTGCCCTAGTGGTCACATATGGGAATGTGTCGTCAACAAGCGTACTGCAAGGGGCACTGGCTGTCCAATTTGCAGTAAAAGAGTTTTAATTCCTGGCGTAAATGACTTAAAAACGATGTTTCCAGTAATAGCAGCGCAAGCCTTTGGATGGGATGCTGAGCTTGTCCAACATGGGTCAAGCAAGAAAAGAAAATGGCTATGCGATAAAGGCCATGTTTACACGGCCACACCTAATCATCGAACAAGACCAGAGTCTCCAACTGGCTGTCCTTGCTGCCGCAAAACTGGTTACAACAAAAACAAGAAAGGATGGGTGTATTTAATGAATAGAAACGGTGAGCAGCAAATCGGAATAACCAACAAGCCTAAGCAACGAATTAAAACTCACTCAAGGAAGGGCTGGTATCTTGTTGATTTGATTGGTCCAATAAATGGCTGCTTAGCTGCAGACATTGAGCTTATTGTCAGACGCTATTTAGATCGCCGTGGTTTAAAAATGCAGGGCACTTACGAAAATTGGTCCACTCAAAACATGGAGGTGCGCTCCTTGCGAGAGTTGTTGGTGCTGGCGGGGGTTGACGGCCTTCTTTGCGGACTGCTAAGCTAGCGAGGCCCTGAACAAGGGCTCCATCACTCCCCAGGAGAAACACCATGGCTGGAAAGCCTCCAATTACTGCTGCCATCGACCTCACTCCTGACGTGCTTAATGCACTGAAGGCCGCTGGTCCAAACGATCGCGGCAACTACTCTCTCGACCTTGCAGTGTGGGAGAACACTCGTCGCACTTCAGACCGCGCCCCTGGCTACACGGGCAGCGTCAAGGTGAAGGGCGCAGATCGCGACGCTCCCAAAGGCTACGCTTCCGTGTGGACCAATATGGGCGGCTCTGACGATCTGTTCTGAAAATAAGGGGCTTCGGCCCCTTTCTTTTTATGGAACACCTACTCATCTTCATTGTTTGCTTTGCTTTTGGCTACTTTTTCGTCGATCTTTTGATTGACCGCAGTTGATCCTTCTCATCACACAACCATGCTTCTCACTGACAAAGAAATCAGCAAGCTTGCCGAAAATGATTTGCTCATGCCCTATGTGGGCGAAAAACGGCGCAAGCTTGACAATGGCATTGGGGCTATTTCCTATGGCCTTTCGCAAGCTGGCTACGACATTCGGCTTTCAGACAAGCAATTTTTGGTGTTCAATGGGAAAGCATATAGAGCTGCGGATCGATCTATTCTCGACCCCAAAATGCTTAGCTATCAGCCCTATGAAGCCGTGCTGAATCATGGCGACGGGGAATCCTGGTACATTCTTCCTCCTAACAGCTTCGGACTTGGCGTGAGCGTAGAGCGTTTCACTATGCCCAATGATGTGTTTGCTTTGTGTGAAGGCAAAAGCACCTATGGGCGCATTGGCTTGATTGCCAACATTCTTCCTATCGAGCCTGGCTGGACTGGTTATTTGACCATGTGTCTTGTCAATCCCACTTCTTTTCCATTGAAGCTCTATGCCAATGAAGGCATCGCGCAAGTTGTTTTCTTTCGTTGTGGCACTGTTGACAGGCCCTACGAAGGACACTACCAAAACCAAGGCGCTAAGGTGCAGTTAGCTGCCGTCTAATTAGTGAGCGCTCTTGAAGATCAATTCCTAGGCCTTTGGCAGGCGCATTATCCTCAGCTTTCTCTAGAGCGAGAATACAGCGACATCGAAGCTTGGGAAAAAGATTTTCAAGAGCGCTATTCCCGCAGCAAACGATCAAAGAGGTACAGGCTTGACTTTGCTCACCCCGACTCTCGCATTGGCATCGAAATACAGGGTGGTGTTTACAATCGTGGCCGCCACGTCACTGGCTCTGGCTATGAGCGAGATTGCAAGAAATACAATCTTGCTTATACGAGCGGTTGGACAATCTTTCTTCTCACTTCTGCCATGGCCAAAGACGCCGCGTGGCTTTCGATGATTGCTGGGCATATTGCTGCACAACTTCAGCGGCCTCGTTGAGCATTTCTTCAGCAGCGGTCAAATCATTGTCCTTCTGCGCCATGGCTTGACGAAGCCGGATGTTTTCAAGCATCAAGCTCTGAACGGCAGTCTGCATAGAGCACCAGCCCTGTAGCAAATTCTTTGACACCTCCTTGAGCTGCTTCAAGTCGGTGCAATCGTCAATGGCCCTTTTGTTCACCGTCAGGGCAAATTCCCTTTCGGCTGAATGCTCAAATGGCCCCATAACTGCATGGATATGACGATTGTTGAATGTTAGCTCAACGGGCAAGCAAAACTTCATTGTTTGTCTGATGGCCTTTTCTCAAGCTTAATCGCGCATTAAGAAGGACCATGGGGGAGGGCCGAAAAGGAACGGACGGCTTGCCGAAAAGCACTGCCTTGCTTACAATTGCAAAGCGTTCGGCTTTCCCCTTGTGTTGAGGCCTGAAAAAACTACTGCTGAGAAACACGGTGAGCTCCTTGTTCTGATGGTCACTGCCGCCATCACTTCTGCTCTTTATGGTTGGCTTCTCAGCCTTTGCGCCTCGTTCTTTTTCCCGGCGTTCTCCCTTGCTTTTTGGCAGTGGTGGCTGACTGCTTTCACCTGGCGTTGCCTGTTCAGTTCTTCCTCGAGCAACTAATGCTTCTCCCCTCCATCGACCCCCTTCAAGACGGCACCAGCGAAGTGAGGCTGCTTGATTTCATGGGCAATAGCTTGTCCGTGGTCAACGATGCCCGTCAAAGCTTTGAAAAGGCTTCTGCCGACTGGTCCGAAAAAGATGCAAAATTGTTGAACTATTTGGCTCGCGAACACCATACCAGCCCGTTTCGGGGAGTGGTTCTTAAATGGTTCGTAAAGGCGCCGCTGTTCGTGGCCAGGCAATGGTGGAAGCACACAGTAGCCTGCACTTATGTGGATGACCAACTGGGCTGGAATGAAAAAAGCTATCGCTATTGCTCGGCAGAGGATGCTGAGTTTTACATGCCCAGCGTTTTCTTGGAGCAAAGCGAGAGCAATCGACAAGCCTCTGCAGGACCCCTGTCCGACGAAGATCAGCAACGGGCCAGGCTTGCCTATGCAAGCGGCTTGTGGGCGGCCAAGGCGGCCTATGAAGACCTTCTGGCGATAGGAGTGAGCAAGGAGCAGGCTCGCGCCGTGCTGCCTGCGGCCTTGTACACTTCTTTCGTCTGGACCTGCTCGTTGCAAGCCCTCCTCCATTTCATCAGCCTTCGCAAAGGAGACGGCGCCCAAGGAGAAATTGTCCTCTACGCCGATGCGTTATTTGCTCTTGGCCGACCAGTGGCGCCAGAAGCCTTTGATGCGTTTGCAGCCAACGAATACCAATTTTGATCATGCACGACCCAATCAATCCGTCTCACTACACCCACGGATCCATCGAATGTATTGAAGCTATTGAAGACTCAATGGGGGCAGAAGGTTTCAAGGGGTTTCTTAAGGGCAACTGCTTGAAATACCTGTGGCGCTATCAACAAAAGAACGGGGCAGAAGACCTCAAGAAAGCTCAATGGTATTTGAGCAGATTGATTGACGCTCAAGAATACGAAGAAGACAAGGCCGTTGCAGTGAAGGAACAAAGCAAGCAAGTGGCAGAATACATTGCAGGCGGCGATCCAGATGCCTACATGATCAGCGGGTGCCCTGACGGCTTCTGCTCATTGCCCAACGTAAGGCAAGGTCCCGCTGAGATGTTCGAGCCAGTCGGCTAGCTTGCCAGTCCTAATTGCAGAGAAAGCGGCCAGACACGGGCCGCTTTTTCATGCGCTTCATGAATGGGCACGATTCGCTGCGTTTCGTGCATCCACTGTTCCCAGTCGCCAATGGCAGTGTAAGCGCTTACAAAACTATGAGCATAAATCCATGCCATCAAAGCGTCTTCACGCTGTTGCGTCCAAAATTGCTGGGGCCTCCACCATTCAAACAGCGGCAAATTGCTTTTGCTTGCATTGCAGCTCAAGCATGACGGAGCGCTGTTCCATTTCGAGAAATGCGGCCCTCCCTTGCTCTTGGGCACAATGTGATCAATGGTTAGCTTCTCGTTCCATCGCCCGCAATAAGCGCAGGCACAATGACCGAATGGCCCCTTGACTGGGTAGTCTTCAAAAATGCTTTTGCGGAATCGTCGCTTGGCTTCGCCAGGGCGTAGAACAGACAAAGAATAGAGCAGGTTCTCTGGTCCATTGTCTTGCCGCATAGCATCACAATGCTCGCTTGTCTTTAGCTTAAACCACAGAAGACGATGGATGGGAGAATGTAGAATAGAGGAAAAAGTGTCACCCGTCCAATGAAGACTTGGCAGGAAAAGGCCGCCGATTTGGCGGTGACCGTTACAGCAGGAATGCTTCTTGCTACTGGTGGCACAATGGTGGCCATTGGCACTCAACAGGCTCGCATCACCACGCAAGTTGAGACCGTCATTGAAAAGCTTGATGCTCTCACTGAAAACATTAAGAGCCTTGAAACTCGCGTGCGTTCGTTGGAAATCGAGCGCTAAGCTAAGGGAAAAGCTTTTCTCATCATGACTTCCATTGAATGGTTTGTTGTTGGCGGTATTGTCATTGCAGCCGCCGACCAGGTGATTCAACACACCCCCTGGAAGAGCAACAACGTGGTGCAATTGCTCTTGACTGGGCTCAAGGCAGTGTTCCGCGTGAAGGCCTGAGTTATGACGGCAGAGCAAGTATTCTGGAAGCGATGTTTTGACATTGCCCGCAAATGCGGGGCTCGCTTTCCAGAACTTGCTGCTGCTCAATGCTGCTTAGAAAGCGGCTTCGGTAAGCATTTTTCTGGCAAGAACAACATCCTTGGCCTCAAAGGCGATGGCTCCAATGTCTCGACAAAAGAGTTTTACGATGGTCAATGGGTGACAATCAAAGCGGGCTTCATTGATTTCCCTTCCATTGAAGCTTGCATTGAATACTTGGTCACTCGCTGGTACAAAGACTATCGACATTTCAAGGGCATCAACAAAGCCCCCAATCGCTATGCTGCGGCTCGCATGCTTTATCAGCAAAGTTATGCGACGGATCCCGACTACCCGGCAAAACTTTCAAAGCTGATGAAGCAATACGCTCCTGAATCTACAACTTCCACCATGATTGGCCCTAAAAAGCGTCCGCAAAATTTTGACTTCAAGCCTGGTGATTCTCACTTGGTCGTTAATGATGCCGTGGAAACCATGAAAGCTTTTTCCTACGAAGGAAAGCTGTTGTGGGAAATTCCTTGCCTTGCTCGTGGACAATACAGTGACTTTGAATGGCGCATCCAAAACAGTGACACTCCCGTGGGAATCTACCTATTTGGGGAAGTGCACAAAGACTACGAGCGCGTAGGCGACAAGCCTGCATATGATCGAACTTTGATGGCATATGGCTGGTACAGTTTCGACATGATTGACTTGGAAGGGCAGGAAAGAAATAATGGAAGGGCGGGAATTATGGCCCATGGGGGTGGCAGCGCTAATGGCTGGCCAGGCGCGTGGGCGCCCAACCAGCCGCTAGTGCCTTCTCATGGATGTCTTCGTCTAAGAAATGTTGATCTTCGCGACAAAATTCTTCCACTTTACAGACAAGGCAAGATCTTCTGTTCCGTGTGGCAAGAAGGCTAGTCAACGTGCTTCCATATTTTGCGCAAACGAATTGCGCTAATAACGGGCTGAGTTACTCCATAGGCTTCTGCCAAGTCAGCTTGCTTTTCATTACTAGCTCGTATAGCTAGCACGTCAGCTTCAGTAAGCTTGCTGGCTGGATTTGCAATGCCGCGCAAAATTGTGCCATGCCTAACTTTATCGGCTTCATTCTCAGCCTTTGTTCCCCAAGCCAAGTTATCAAGCCTGTTATTGCTGGGATCGCCATCCAGATGCCTGGCTTCACAATTCTCTGGGCGAGGACCAACAAATGCTTCGAGCGCCAAGTGATGAACAGGACGCTGTTTGTCTGGATTACGTAAAAGAACTCGCTTGTATTTTCTGCTCTTCCCAGACGAAGACGGAGTGAAGTAACGAACCCCAGTCCTCCTCCGACCAGAATTCGCCTTCACCCAGCGATCCAAGCTTCGCACCCGCCCAAAATTACTTACCTCGTAAATCCCTTCGTATCCAGCAATGGGGCGCCATTCTTCTATTATGGACATGATGCCTACCTCCTTTAGGTGTCCGTGGGCAGGGAATTGCAGTTCCGCTGCCCTTTTACTTTAACTTGCAATGGACTATAGCTGGCGGGAATGGTTGCTTGCGTTGTGCTACGAGCTAGCTCTTGAGCTTGCCAAGCAACGCCCTTCCATCGCTTCTAAATGGTGGTACAAGCGGCTTCTGGAATGGTGCCGTCCTGCATGGGTGGAGTGGAAAACGGAAACCACGCTGCAGGCCGTTGACAAGCAGGCCAAGGTCTTGGTGGAGCAATGGGAAGCAGAAGAGCGGGAACATCGATCAGAAGCGCTTGCAGCTAAGGCTCAGGAGCTTTTCCCTAAAGCCACTGTCACGCCATTGCCCAATACGGCAGTGCCTAGCGTGATGATCGTCCACGAGGCTCCAGACGACGCCAGCGACGCCATCAAGGCGCTTGGGGCTGAACTGCGCATCACCTGGACTCTTGGCAGTCCATCCCCTTCCCAATAAGGTTGTGCAGGACCATGAAATGGTCTAAGCCATCACCATATTCCAAGCCGAAAACGTTATAAATGGCCCAGCGATAGGTGCCATTGTCCTCCACTTCTGCTTTGTGCATCAGTTTGCACACCTGCCTAAACGCTCGTGCCCTGCCCTGATAATCAAGACTGTCCCACCACGCATCATCTTCAGCTCCTTGTTGCTTTTGAAAGGCGCCAAAAGACTCTCTAAGTTGTTTGATCTCTTTAGAGTTCAACCAATCTTCCATTGTCATGCCATCGTCCGTCCTTGGAGACTGACGCGCAATGCTCTCCATTTGCGAGCCTCCTTTTCGTGATACGTCGCCCATTCCTCCACTGCATTAATGATTGAGCTGTAAGCCTGGCTGCAATCGTCCTGATTACACATCAACTCACACAGCGCCTCACTAATGGCTTCTTGCTGTTGCTTCAAATGTAAGTCCAATGGAGGAAAGACTAGATGGTGAGATCATACCACCGTTTCACACCACTTCCACCCAGCCAATCATCCCAAGAGTTTTTGCATTGACAGAGCTGTCCACCGTAAGAACAAGCGTGTCGCTAACCCCTGAGGCATTTTGCCCTAATGACAGTCGAATGGCCTCTGCCACTGCATAGTTATTGGCACTACCTTGGCTCACGAAGCCGGAGTCAATCACGGTGCCGCCAGTCGCCGTGCCACTTGTAGTCACTTCCACGTTGCCCCGTCCATTGTCGGCAGCGCTCCATGTGACGCCAGTCAATTCAGGGTTCAGACGAAGGCGCCAAAGCACCACGTCACTAGAGGCAGTGGTAGTAGAAATGCGCACAGGAAGGATGACATTGTCCGTGCGTCCGCTTGCCATGCGGATGCCAGCAGTAACACGCTCTCCAGAAGTGTTGGGAGCCGTAGCCAGGTCATGACTGACGGAGTAAATGGCACCATCCGGTTCATAGCCGCCCTCGCTTAATAGACTGCAGCAAATGTGTTTCATTGTCGCGCTAGATGCTTGCGCGGTTGAATTGTGCAGACGATAAGACAATGGCAGAATGGCAGTAGTCATGTAGACGCTACTTAGCGCATTGTAATGCTCAAATTCGTGGCAATAAGTGATCTCCCCGTTCACGACGAAGCCACAGCGAACGCGACCCGAACCGAGCCACTCCAAATCTGCGGTAAAAATCTGCGCCTTAGAGAAATCTAAAGAGTCCAGCGTGTTGAGGTTCCACTCTGATTGATTGACCACGTTTTCTTGCACGCTGCCGCCTGCGTAGCTTCTAATGACAAACTGAATTGTTGTTCCGTTTGCTCGGACCATCACTCCATTTTGATCATTGAAAAGACCCACCTCTTGGACAAGTCCGGGCGACAAAGGAGCACCAACAAAACTTTGTAAAAGCATCATGCTCTTACCGGCTTGATACGGAAAATTTTGCTTGGTGCGCCTTAGCACAGTGTCGCCGGACGCCGTAGTGGTCGCCATGGCCACGCTGCTTTGGTTAGCCAAGAAAGTGGAGGTGCCGCTTCCAACAATTGCGTCAAACCATTGATCAGGACGCTTGTCGTAGCGCATGGTGCTATCAAAAAGCGTGTAAGGGGCGCTAGTGCGTTGTCTACCAAACGCATCTACCGCCCCGCTGTCAACGCCGGTTTGTAAAAGCTGGCCGCGATAATCAGCGAGAATATGCGTCTCGAACTGCTCACCGCCCTTGACTACTTGGCCCATTTGCTAGTTATTTTTTGTTTTCTCCATTGTACTGGTTTCCGCCATTGGCTTCTTCATATTCAGAGCCAATGCAAAGCATGGCATCCGCCACGGTGGACGACCCATAACCGCAACCCAGCATGAACTGATAGAAAGCCCGTGTCACAGCAGTAGCGGTATCAGCGCTATAGGTGTGATTTATTTCTTGATAGGAGCATGTGTCGTGACACACGCCATCGTCAGAGAAACGATGGGAAAAGGAAATGGAGTTGACAAACGCCATGGGGAGGAGCGGAAAGGCTTTTCGAGATTAGCGCGAAAAGCCCACGAATCAAGACGCCCACGCGTTTTATAAGCATTTGTAATGCGTCAAGAAAAATGGCCGTTTTTGGATTGCTTTTCTTTATCAGCGTGCTCAGCAATCCACGGCGTCGGCGTACTCGGGCTGAGTCTTGAGCCAGGCGTAGCCAATGGCAAGTGGATTGTCGCCGGGCTGCAGCTCACTGGCGGGTGCGAACAGCGTGCGGTCATAGATTGGGCTGGCATTGGCGTGGCGTGCATCAGCGGTGGCGTAATGCGAGATTTGCATCAGGCATTGCTCCTTGTCGCAGCGCAGCAGAGTGATGCGGGCGTAGGTGTCGGCAAGCGGGATGCCGATGTTGGTTTCGGTCAAAGAAGTGGTGAAGGCCATTAGAAGGTCATTTCAACAGTGGATATGCGGCAGACCCAACGAATCGTGGTGGCTGCTGCACCAGTCACTTCCACTTTGATGCCGCCGTTGGTCGTGTCTGCGGTAACGGCAACCAACCAAGCTGCAGCACCAGCGTCGTTGTGGGTCATGGTGACGGTGGCCGTGCCAACCATGGTGGTGGAGGCTGCGTTAGCGCCGCGCTTGATTGCACCGTTGATGGTCCACCGGGCAGTATCACCAGCGCCGGTCACGCCAGCGATCACCTCACCCGAGAAGCTGTAGGCGCTGTTATTGGGCAGGATGACTTGGTTGGTGGTGCTGGCGGCGCTGGTGTCGCTGGTGAGGACTGTTGCGGTGGCGTCAGTGGTTTGGCGTCCCAGGAGAAGAAGGGCGGATTGGGTGACTCCTGTTGATCCTGCAATAGGAGCGTTGCAAGCAGGAAAAACGTGATAACCGCTAATGCTGCGTGTGTTGCCATAAGTGCCGCCTGCAACAAAAGAGCGGGAGCCGGAAGCGGTGTTATTTTGGCCGCCTGCGATGGCGGCACCGACGCCGGTTGTGAGGTTGCTAATGCCGCCTGCAACAATGGACCAGGTGGCGGAGGCGGTGTTCAAGTAGCCACCTCCCACAAACGAATACTGCCCACTCGCCGTGTTGCCATTCCCCCCACACACCGTTGCGTGCGTGTTGGTTTGGGCGGTGTTGCTCTGGCCGCCGCCGACGAAGCTGTAGCTGCTGGATGCGGTGTTGCCGTTACCACCTGCAATTGTGCTACGAGTGCCGGACGAAGTATTTGAATCGCCACCTCCAATAGTGGCGAGGGTAGCGGAAGCGGTGTTGTTTTGACCCCCTCCAACGGTGGAATAGTTGCCAGATGCAACATAGGTATTGATTGTTCGAGATTTCTGCCAATCTGTGGCTGCAATTCCCCGTTTATTCCCACCCGCAGCCGTCCCATCCGGCACCTGCGCCAACGTTGCACCCGTGCCCTTGGCGACTAAAGCGATGTCAGCGTTAGCCACGCCCACCGGCGCTTCGCTGATTGCCGTCACCGGCGTAGTGCTATTGACGCCGCTGTTGAACAACCGCGCCACCAACCGCAGTGACGATGACGCCCAACCGATTGGATTTACGTTCACGTCAGGTCACCTCCGAACGCCAGCACACGCACTGTGCCAGTGGTCGGTGCAACGGTGATCGTGGCGCCCAACTTGTAGCTCGCGCTTGGCAGCACCAGATCGGTGTAGGCCGTCACCAAACGGTAAGCCTTGGCGGTGTTGCTGCCCGTGGTGGCGCTGATCGTGATCTGATCAAACAGATCCCACTGCGTGCCGTCGTACAGGAACAAGTTGACCAATGCCGCCACCGTCGTCGCGGTGCCCTGCACGTTGACGCTCAAGATCCTGGTGCCAGCCGAGACACCCGTGATCAGGTCGTTGATCGTGCCAGTGCCATCAGTGGCGGTGTTGGCCGTGCTAAGCGACACCCGGCCGATGCGGGGCGTCGAGATGAAAGCGGGAGAGGCAGCCATGGCTTAGATGCAGATGCTGTTGAGGTACAAGTTGTCACCAACGGAACTGCCGCCACCGCCACCGCCTGCTGTGGCCCACGACAGCACGCCGGAGCCGTTGGTGCTAAGCACCTGGCCGCTGGTGCCATCCGTTGCCGGCAGTGTCCAGATACGGTTGGTGGTGATGGTTGCAGGGGCTTTGAAGCCAACATAAGCGGACGAATCCGCATCCGCCAGCCGCAGCTCGCGCTGCGCGTTAAGAGCAATGTCAGTCTCAAAGACCCTTGCCATCAGCCAAGCACCACCACGCGATAGGCGTTAGAAGCCGGGGCCGTGGCGAACACCACAGCGACCGTGTTCACGCCAGTGCGCTGCACGTCCACTTCTACGTCGTCGTACTGTCCGCTGTTTGGGAACACCCGCACCACGACATCCCTGGTGTTGAGGTTGTGGGTGACGGTGTAGCTGGTGTTGCTGCCATCGCCAACATCAGACGACACCTTCCGCAAACGGCCAGACCAGTTGGCCAGCTTCAGCGGGGTGATGATGCGGGCGTCATCGGTGCCGGCGTCAACCTCGGCCTGCGTGGCAATCTCAGCGATGCCTGCCGTTGACTCGCTGGCGGCCGGTGCTGCAGCAGCAAACGATGTGAACAGCACGTTGCTGCTGTCGATCGTGCCGTTGACCTGCGTTTGCCGCCAAGTGGTACCAGCGTCGGTGCCCTCCTCGACGGTGATGATCGCCTGCTCTAGCTCGGCAAACGTGCTGGCATCAAGCGAGCGGGTCATCGCCACTGCTGAGCCGTTCCAGACGTAGATGCCGTTTTGGCTCTGCGTGGATTGGTTGCGGACCAGCACGCGGTCCTGGCTGGCCATCGTCACACCATCAATCGTCGAGCCAGGGCTGCTTAGATTAATGCTGCTTTGCGTGGCAACGCGAGCGCTGTCCTTCCAGGCCAGGCCCTCAATGGCGCTGTCAACGTAACTCTTGGGAACCGCATCACCCGCTGCGCTGGGAGTGGGGACGTTGATGACCTTCGACGTGCTTTGCAGGTCGATGTCAGTAAAAAACTTTCTTGCCATGTTAAATTAGGCGAGCGAGGCCGGCGGACGCTGGATTCAGTATAACAACAGTTTGATTTGTGGATGGATGGGCAACTTCACAATCGATTTCTTGACTCCCGGAATCAAGAACTTCTACTGATGGCTTATAGCCAAGATTGTGATTGATGGTCCAAGTTGTCGCGGGTGATTCTTGCGTGAACACATATGGGCTGACGCCCGCCGGCCCCTGTGGCCCAGGGGGGCCAATTGGACCTTGAGGGCCAGTGGCCCCTTGAGGGCCAAAAGCAGCGCTTTCGACAATAGTTTCGACGATGGGAGCAAGTGATACCACCACTTGCTGCTCATCTACAAGTACAGTCGTCTGGTTTTCGTTGACTACGACAGTCATTTCCAGCTCAGTCCCGGATTAAAGAATGCAGTGCCTTCCAGAAGATAATACTTGCTATTGTCGGGCTCCACAATTAAAACGTCATATTGTCCTTGCTCAGTAATACCACTCGTCGTTGCAGCCTCGAGGCGAATCTTAAAAATGCCACTTGCTTGGCTCACATAGGGAGTGGAAAAATCAGCAAGCTTAGTCACACCAAGCTTGTCGTAAAGCTTGGAAGCAACTGTATAACCGCTCATATTAACTGGCGTACCATTGCCATCTTTGTACTGCACCTGCAGCTCAAAAGTGGCGCCTTGATGAATGGTGATGTCGTGGCGTCCCGGAGTAATCATTGTTTCATCTCCGTTGCAAATTGCGGTCTAACAAGGCCGAGATTGCGCAATGCCAACGGTCACGATTTGTTTCATTATAGCCTTGGCCATGAAACAAACAATGGAAAAGGGAATTGTCGCTGATCGCCCCCGCCAGAACAGAAAAGAGATTGTCCTAGCGGCCTTGTCCACGAAGAGGCTTCTTTCCTCGTCTTGCGGGCCGCGAATTTTTGCCTTGCCCAATTGACGTGGTCTTAGGCTTGCTGATGATAATACGCTTGGAGCTTGACGCTCCAGCCTTGCTCTTGACGGCCATGAACGGAGGAAAACGAGGGTGCGATGGATGGTAAAGGGAAGTGCTCTAATTCCGCCGGGCTCAGTCAGCGTCGGCCAGTAAGCCAAGTGACGCCAGCTTGGTTTCCATCTCATTCAGGCGAATTTGCAAGTTGCGAATCACCGACAACACAGTATTCCCTTCATCCTTGGTAACAAAACCAAAGCCTGTATTTTGCACCAAATCCTGCACAGCATACTCTGGCGTGCCAGGCGACGTGTGCGTGATAGTGGTCAGCTCATCAGTCAGCTCTGTCGGCTGCACCACAGGCGTGGCATTGAAAAAGCCGATCTTTTGACTGGGACTGGTGCCGAATTTGGTGCCAGTGGTCGTACCAGTGGCAATGTCAAGGGCGTCGGGAATCTTGAACAGTTCCGTCAGCGTGATACGCTTATTTTTACTAGAGGCCGACGCTTCACTGATGTCAACAATCGGCAGGTAGTCGCCCGCCGCCGGAGTGGTCAGTGCTGTCAGGTCTGAAATCTTGCGGTCGGCCATGGAAGTGGTTTTACTCCGATTCTAAGGGCTTGGGTTCAGGAGGGGCAATGAAAGTGCCGTCTGCATAGGTCCAGCCAGGCGCCACCATCACGTCATCCTCGACGACGTGGGCAACTGTGCCGTCTGGCGCTATGCAGGAGTCGTCCCACACAATAACATTGGCAACAAAGCCTGCATCAATAACCAGTGCTGCTTTCATTAACTGTACTCCCAAATGCGAATCATGCCGGAACCACCAGCCTTACCGACCACGTTACCAATACCACCGCCACCGCCTCCTCCTCCACTGGCGCCAGCCACGTTAACTGCGGCACCAATCTGAAAAAATGAATCGCCGCCACCGGCGCCAGTATATCCAGGACCGCCACGACGAGTGATGTCGCCGTTGCTTGCACTGCCGCCGGCACCACCACCGCCGGACACTGGATAACCTTCGCCATCGGTAGTACCACCAGTGCCACCACTGCCGCCCGTGGCAGTTATCGTTGTCGCTCCAACGGTAAAAGTGGTGCTTCCTCCTGTGCCGCCGACACCGCCAATGGCGCCACCATTACCACCGGCTCCAATCGCGTAGGTGTAGGAGGTTGATGCCGTAACTGTAAAGAACTTTGCAACGAAACCGGCGCTGCCGCCTCCACCGCCGACGGCGGTACCAAAATATAAGAGGCCGCCGCCACCCCCACCTCCTCCTCCAGCGGCTTCAACATATATTTTCGTGCAATTCGCTGGCGTCGTGTAGCTTGTGCCAGACGTTAAAATTTGTGGCGCCCGTAAAAGCTGTCCACCAGATGTAACCGCCGCCCAGCTCGCGCTGGTGCCGTCAGTCGTTAAATATTTGCCGCTATTGCCGGTCTGCGAAGGCAGCGTGCCTTCAAACGCAATGGAATTACCACTAATAGTGGCAATCGAAATCCACGAACTGTCTGCAGGGTTGCGCAATTTCCACACTGCGCTAGCGCCACTAATGTCCACCCAGTCCATATATGCCACCGTCGTTGATGGCTCGCCAACGCCGCTGCTTTTGCTGAACAGCGCAGAAAGGTTGCTGTTAATGTCTCCCCTAACAACAGGGAACGTATTATTTTGTACAGTCTGGTCTGCTTGAGCCATTCTTAGATTTCCTTGCCGTAGCCAGTAGCAGTATAAGCAAAACTGCGTGTAACCGCAACATTGCTGCTGTTTTTGAATGCTACCGTAAATCCTGTGCGCGATGCGCTGCTAACCGTATAATAATCGCCAGACACCATATTTGAAGAGCTGATGACAATTTCAGGAGTTTGGTAAAATGCGTCCGTAAAAGTCACTGCATAAGTGCTGTTGCCAGTGCCGCCGCCGCTTTCAACACGCTGCTGCAATTCCGCCACCGCCCCAAGCTCGGAAACGACCAGTCCCACTTGTGACGAAAGGGTTGAGCCTTCCACTTTTAACTGAATACCTCGACCGCGAACAATGGCATTTACATATTCGTTCCAATCGCCCCAGGTCGGGTCCATAAACAAAAACGTGCCATCTTCTAGCAGCAAGTCGTCGCCATCTTCCAGCAAGAAATTATCTGACAAAGAATCATTTGTAGTGCGCACGTAGGTGATTGCGTTGACAACATCTAGACTGCCGCCATCGAAGTCCCCCGGCTGGTCGTCAAAGTTTCCACTTACATCGTCAAACGTGATTCCGCTAATGGTAACAGGAGAGCTAACGATGCGACGACGAATGTTCACGTCGTAAATTTGCGTTAAATCCAGCTCCTCTGCGTAAACATAGCTTCCCGTTGGCGCGACAGTTGGATCAAGAAACAAGCCGGCATATTCATTTAGGGATTCCTGTAATAGCGGATCGCCTTCTTCGTCAAGCATTGCATACTCGTCCTCCAGTAGCAATAGCATCGGAGGCAAGTTAAGGTTTAGATTTTCTCCTTCGCCCGTGAAGCTTGGATTTTCTGTCCATGTTTTCAGCGCCAGTCGCGGTTGTGGTGTTGGTAGCACCGCCGATATTGCAACTGGATTTTCTGAACGCACGCCGGCCTGATCTCGGAATGCCACAAAATAGGTGCCATCAAGCAAGGGCACTTGCTTTTGAGTTTGGTTGCCAGCCGCTGATTGCACAATGGCATTACTTGTGCTCCATTCCGCTGTATCAATATCACGTGGATCGTGACGAATTAAGACTTCACCGCCAACCAGCACGTCAAGATCAGTGGCTAAATTCCATTGAATGATGGCGTTGCTTTCGTTGATTGGCACCAAGCTGACACCAGTCACGTCCGAAGGCGGTAAGCCCACGCCGGTAACATAAACGGTTATCGTGGTCGGTATGCTGTACAGAATTTTTGAAGTGCTAACTGACTGCACTTCAATGTTGTAAGTGCCAGGAGCGGCGTCTAAAATTTCATACGATGGGCCGTAAACTCGACGTTCAGTCCAGTTGGTAAAATCACCACGCCAGCGCACGAAGTATTCATTAATGCCTCTAACCTGCTGCCAAGTGAGCAACAATTTGGCAGCAATGCGTCCGTTCAGATTGTATAAAAGCTCTTCGCTGCTCAGATTGGTTGGTTGATCAGGCAATTCGTTCAGGCTGCTGATATTTTTTGCTTCAAGCGGTGCGCCACTTTCAACAAACGCGTATTTACTTTGGTTGTACGAAATAGCGCTAACGGCAAAATTCATTCCATCCTGTTCCTGCACCCCTAGCACTCGCCATTTCGTTGGGGCAACGTTGTCGCCGTCACACATCCAAATGGAGCCGGCATTTGGCGCACTGCTAAACGCGGGCGACACGGTAACAACATTACCGACAGGCAGGCCGCTGATTGCACGGCTTTCAACGATGCCATCAGGCAGCACCACGCTCAATGTGCCAGCCGTCACGTCACCAATGTTGTCAACAGTGACAACGGTGGTAGTAGCAGAGCTAATGCGGCCAGCGCGACGTTGACCACTCTTAACGGGGTCGGCAATTTCGATGATCGAACCAGGCCGCAGCACCACTCCATTTTCCAATCCAGTGGTAAATGACACCACGTCGGTTTCGTAGCGCTCGGAATAAAGTAGCCATTTGCCAATGCGATGGGCTTGAGCGCGACTGGTACAGGCAAAGGCACTCACTTCTTTCGTAGTGACGCCATACTTGGCAATCATTTCGGTATCTTCCACCACTTCACGATCAATGTCGCGCAGTTCCATGTTCAGCCAGCTAACAATGGCAACCGTGGCGCGAGTTTTAATGCTGCTTCCTTCATAGGCAAAGTTGCCCTCAACGACATTTGCAGGGCTAAATAGTGCCACTGCATCAGAGGGACGATCTTGCGCAACAGTTAAACTGCCGATGCTCCAAAATGGCATGGCGCGAAACACCGAGCACAGATCATTGATAAGTTTATAGGCCTCTTCTGCTGTTTGCATGTTGACATTGCAGCTAAAACGTGGTTCCGTCAGCGGGTTATTCAGGCCAGTATTGACCAGTTCAGAGCAATATTGACTTGCGCGATAAAATGCCCATTTATCAAGATTGGCGGCCTTGATATGATCACCCAGTCCATAGCGCGTAGCAGTGAGCAGGTCGTACAAGATCCACGCCGGATCCGTTGTCCATTGCGCCGCAGCAAATGTGCCGTCCCATACGCCGCTGTAGATCAAACGGCCATTCTCAATGTCTACAGTGGCATTACTCGGAACGGCAATCTTTATGCCGCGAATTCTGTAACTGCGACTTGGAATGCGACTAAACTGCTCTGCGTCAATTCGCAGCGCTACGTATGCACTATTTGGGTAACGTAGCTTTTCGTAGACCAACTCTGTATAACTCGACCAACGGAAGGCGTTGCTTAGCTTTGCGCTGGTGCTGTCGTTAGTAACTCGTGTTACCTTGATGTCAACGGGGAATGAGTCATTAAGCTGCAAGGTGCCGCTTGCCGTCAGACTTGCTGTGTCCGTATAGGTGAATACTGTCGGACTGACTACGTTCAATACCTTGCGTGTTCCACTTGCAGCGGCTCCCGATGTAATGTTGGCCAAAAAAGTGGCGCCCACGGACAGTTCGTGATCCGTTGATGTTGTAACGGTGACAGTAGTATTAACCTGCGAATAGGTGCCGGTCAGGGTGGATCGAACTGTGTCCAAGGTGACCACGTAATCACGCTGATACAAATCACCAGTGCGCCCGGCAATCCGATCGCTAATAACCGTTGCGTAGCCGCCACCGTTATATTGAATGGCGATTTCAAGATCAATCTCCGATCCGACAATGTCTCCGGCGTCCGTAATGCGCTGTAGCGTCGGCACGTCAATCGTGATGCGGACGGCATCAACATCTGTGTCGGTAATGGTGCGCACAACAGGCGTGGCCTTTACGACATCGGCGCTTACTCCCACTTCGTTTTCAATGGCGTCAAAGCCCGGCACGTAGCCTTGTGCTTGCGTGCCAAAGCGCGTTGCGACAGTGACACCCTTGAAGTTGAAGTCGGTGCTGCCCGGCTCAGTATTGCTTGCCGATGGATTAAGAATTGGCGTGTTATCAAGGAACATGTCCTTGAGCGACGCATTGTCATAGGCAGTGGTGCCTTGAATCAGTCCAAGTTTTGATGGTGTGGCAAAGCCTTCAATTTCACCCTCGCTCAACAGCTCAATAATCTTGGCATAGCTTGTTGAGTCGAGATTGTCTTTGGCCTCGGAGCCGCCTCCACCTCCTCCGCCGCCCTTGCCCTTGCCACCACCACTGCCACCAGCGCCGAAAATATTCATGCTGCCACCTGCACGATGTCAATGCCAGCGCTGACAACAACACTGCCAACAATCACTTCACCATAGACTATTGGCACCGGCAGACCGGGCCGGCTTGTATTCTGAATGCCGCTGAAGCTAAAGCTCTTGCGTGGATCCCCTTCGTCTTTGGTGATGGTTGGCGTAGGTGTGAGAAGATTGGAGATGCCTGTTAAAACCAGTCCAACGCCAACGTTAAGGAAGATGCCGCCGATAAGCTTCAGTGATCCAGCGGTGGCCGCTGTCGTAGACGTGGCCGCAGCACCAGCCGCCCACCCGATGCCAGGCACGAAAGCAAGCGCGATCAGTGCGATGCCCAAAATAACTCGCCCCACGTTACCAGCGCCTTCAATCACTGGAATAATCCGCAGATCCTGCCCCATTGGATTGTGTAAATCCTCTTCGCCCAAATCGCTGGCAGCAGTCCTCACTCGATAACGCTGGTCGGCCATGTGACGCTCTAGCTCCGGCCAGTTTGTCACCAAAAAACGCACGGCTTCGGCAGCAGTTGCTACATCCGCCTCTAACACGCGATGGCCAACAAACTTTGCCAACGCTCCATATAGCCGAATCTTACGCAGCATATCGAAGGCGCTTTCCTGTACATTTTAGAAGCCACCCACCGTAAACGTCGCGACCACTGAGGCGGCCCTGGAGGTGATGCAGGATCATCTGTTGACCAAGATATACGCCGCAATGATTTAACCCCCTACTGCTGATGCTCATGAACAATAAATCACCACGCTCCAGCGATTCTTTTGGTTGCAGCTCTCGAAAGCCGGTGGCTTCCCAGCGGTCGTCAAAATACGGCTTAGCTTGAAATTCGCTTGGATTGCCGGTGCGCTCCCAGTCACGGAGCATGATGCCCTGCTCTGCATACCAGTCGCGAGCCAAGCTCCAGCAGTCATGCACTCCCCACACCCATTGCCTGCCAATCAACGGCGCCTTGTACCCAGACGGCCTGCATTCGCCCCATAGCTCAGTCTGAGGATTGACGATGTACCAAGGCAGCCCCGAAGTCTCGCAAGCCGCAAGGTCCGCTGGCGACGGCTGCGCTGCCGTGCGAGGATGCGAATGCACGATGGCCACGACCTCACCTTTGTCCTCGCCAGCAGCGTAGTCATCGGGATCCAGCAGAAAGAAGTCGTCGGGGTATTCGGCAAGATTTTTGCACGGCCAATACTGTTCGCGCCCTTTGACGACCAACAACAAACCGCATGCCTCGCGAGGGAAGCACTGCTTGGCATGTTCAAGAGCTTTTGTTTTCCAAGTCATTAGCCGTAACTACTGCCGATACCAGGGAAGCTTCCAAACGGTAGCTCATTGTTAGCGCCAAATCGTGCCTTGCAGCTTGATAACCGCTTGCCACACACGTCTTGGCTTGCGACGCCAACGGGCTGATCATTGGCATCAAAATAATTTGTGCCACTGTAGCCGCACTCCGTTGATCTGTACACCCATTGGCAAATGTTGCTTATACATTGACGCTTTGGAGCTCTAACGCCAGCCAGGTCCATGCTGCTGACCATCTCAAACTCAACCACGTCGCGATTTTCAGCAGTTTTTCGGTCGATGTAATAAATCTCACGCGGGAACTCGGCAGTTTCGTCTGCAGTCGGATTGACGGGCTCCAGGTAAATCTCGGTGTCATCTTCGTACAGCAGCGAAAAAGCGTCTTCGGTCAACAAAGTGTTTACTGGGTCAAAATTAACTGAGTCAAGATATTTGCGTAGTGTGCGAACTCTTGTGACCTTGGCCCCCTCTAGCCCGGTGGGCAGCGTCAGCAGTAGCGCGGTGATGGTGCTGAAGATATTGCTAACGCGGATTTTGGGGCGCGGCAATTGCCCCTGGCCGTTGTATTCAAAACCGTCGGCTTCGATGGGAAAGGCCTGGTATGTCTGTGTGCGCCAGACGATGTCGCCGTTGCCCGCTTCGTTGACGCCGGCGTGGAAATAGTAGGTGTCGTCGCCTCCATGAATGCTTGCGACGAGCTCCAGCTCAAACATTTCAATGACGGCATCTGGTGACGGCGTTTGCAAGTCACCGGCGATGATCGACACCGCCATCCACGTGACCGTACCATCTTGCACTGTATTGGCGATGACGGTCGGCCAAAACGGCTCATTGGCGCCAGTGGTGCCAGAAGCGGTGCAGCGAAAAAAGAAGCCCGTGTCGTTGTCGTATGTGGGGCGAACAGTGTCACCGACAACATAAACAGTAGTAGCCGCCCATTGCGTTACTGCCGTCATGGCTCAAATACTTGGCGAAAGGTGGCGCTAATTTGATTGAATCCATCGCTCATCAGTCCACGAGACCACTCTTCGCACACCCACTTGTAACTAGTCAGCTCTCCTGGAGGAGTCCAATCAAAACTTGCAGAGTCGGCGGCCCTGGCATCCAAGAATGCTTCAATCGTGTCGGCATCAGTGTTATCCACCATGAAAACCAAGGACCACTCTTTAGGGTTTTGATTGAGGCCGAAAGTGACACGTTGTTCGTAGCCGTCTCCAAAGCGAACAGTTCGTTTGACTGGCTTGCTCGTCTTGCGAGCGTCAAAAGTGGGAGCAATGGAAGGAAAGGTGGCCATCAGCGTCTCCCCGCAAGAAGGCCGCCTGGGCGTTGCTGTTTAATAATTTCCCCTTGAACTGCAGCAGAAACAACCCTGCCAAGTTCCCTTGCTGAGGTATTGTCGCCTGCCACGTCCGTCCCCTTTGCGTCCACATTGACTACCACGTTAACACCTTCTCCTCTACCGCTTCCTTGCAGGTCCACTGGAATAGATCGGCCATCGGGCAGTGGGACGACAGCCTCGTTGTAGCGCCCTTCCCCAACAAGCCCAAGCGTGGGACCAGTGACGATGCCTCCATTGGCAAACTTCACTCCCGAATAGAAGCCTCCACCGCCAGCCAGTGCGCCCTCGCCGCTAAGCCCAGGAAGGCTGATGCCGGCATTACTGCCAAAGCTTCCGCCAGTGAAACTTCCGAAGCCGCCTCCGCTCATCTTGCCCATACCTGCCAGCGGCCCAACGCTTGGCAAAAGGCTTTGTACCAGGCCGATAATTTGCATCTTCACCCATTCGGCAATCATTTTGGCTGCCATGTCAGCAAAGGAACTGGCCACGCTTTGAAAAAAGCCTGCTAGCGCTTGCTGGGCGCTAGCCGATCCGCTAATGATATCCTTAAACGCAGTGCCAAAAGAGTCTCCGATGGAAGAAGCAAGTCCACGCATTTGATCCCTAAAAGCAACTGTTTTATCAATGCGCTCTTGCAGGCCAGCCATTTCTTCAATGTCGGCGCTTGGCAACAAAGGATTTTCTTGCCGCAACTTTTCTCGCAGCTCTAGCCTTGGGTCGATCATTCCAGCAAGCCTTAGCTCGTTATTCAGTTTGAACAGCGAGGCCTGCTTGGTTAAGCGAATATTGATTGAGTCAATTGCCGCCGCCAGTTGTCTTCTGGCATCAATTTGGCCCTGAATTGTTTCAATTTCCTCATCTTTTAGTCCCACCAGAGTGCGAGAAATGTCAATCTCCGCTTTTTCGCTTTCATTCAACTCAAAACGGCCTTGGCTGGCGAGTTGCATCTTGGCCGTCAATTCTGTATACGTATCGGCCAATTGCTCATTCGCCTGAAGAAGCGGACTTGCGATGGCTGTTTGAAATCGAGCCTGTAGTGTTTTCTTCTCGGTCTTGGCCTGCTCTGCTTGCTCCGCCAAAAACCTTGCTCTGTCCTGTACTCTGTACTGAAGACTTTCGCGCTGTGCCGCAGCAAGCTGCTCGTCAACGATTTTTTCTCCATATTGCAGATCAAGACGAGCTTTTTGAACAGTTTTTTCCCTTTCGACTAGGTCCAAAGATGCGTCGATAAACGTTTTTTCGTATTCAAGGCGTTTGCGAAGAGTATCAATTCGATCATTCACAAATTCTTTGAGCTCTTTGTCTTTTTTGGGCTTTTCTGGCTTTCCTGGTCTTTCCAAGGGCATGCTTGCACCAGCCCCTCCAAAAGTTAAATTTTGCGGCTGACCAGTTGGCAGCGCCGCGAGACCACCTGCCGCCTTGAATCTTTTCTCCGCCCTTGCCAATCGCTCCTGAGCCCTGTCGAATTCGATCTTGTCATACATAGAACCACTACGTCGCTCCCCTGTTAAATAGGCATCTCTTCCTCTTCCCGTGCGTTGAATAATCGCCTTGGCCGCATCCATTTCTGCCTTGGCGGTAGCAGCATCCGCCGCGCCGGCCATTACTCTCAATTGACGAATAACGCTAGCAATGTAACCCAAGACGGGACCAAGAACCTTTGCTATGAACTTGGCGGTTTCAGATACTACAGACACAATGCCTGCAAATGTAACAGCAAAATCTTTGCCCAACTGACTCAATAAATCCTTGTTGTCAGCGATAAATTTTGTAAGATCCCTAACTGCTTGCGTCGAGAAATTTTGTATGTCGGCTCCCGCAGGGCCAAGCGCCTGCCCAATAGCAAGCTGAAGTTGTTCAAAAGCAATCTGCAGTCGCTTGCCCGCGAATTCAGGGGCAGTCGCAAGTTGCTTGCTAAATGCTCCATAGTCCGTGTAATTTTTTTCCGCAAAGGCAACAAACTCTTTGATGCCAATTTTGCCTTGCTCAAGCCCTTCTTGCAGTTGCTCAAAGCTGAGCTTGTTGGCTTGGGCAAATTTCACCACAGCACCAGGAAAGCGCTCACCCAACTGTCCGCGCAATTCCTCTGCTTGCACTCCGCCTTTGCTCATAATCTGAACCACAGCTCGCATGGCTCCCTCAAGATCTTCTGAGCTTCCGCCTGTGGCCATAATGGCCAAGGCCGTACCCTCCATAATCTTCGCTGTATCTTGCACAGACAAGTTGTATTGCTTGGTATTCACTCGCAACTGAGTGAACAAGCGCGTAGTTTGCTCCAGGGGCATGAGCAGTCGCTGGCTCATACTTGCAACCGTAGCTTGGGCTTCCGCGAAATCCTTGGCATCTATTGACGCCATGGCCAAGCCCCTCTGCATTTGCATTAGCGCCGAAGCCTGCGTAGTCATAGCCGACACGCTTGCCATGATGCTGTCGGTCACTTGTCCAATGGCAGCACCAGTGAATGCTCCTGGCACGCCTCCCATCAAGCCGCCAGCCACGCCTCCGAGTGCGCTCCCAATGCCACCTCCCATGCCTCCGCCATAAAGAAATGCACCTCCAGCCGCGCCGAGGCGCTGTCCTTTTGTGATTGGTTTTCGACTTGCTCGTTCCGCGAGTCGCTCAGCCTTTTGAATTTCACGATTAAGAGCCTTCCATTCGCTAGTGTCTGGAGCAATTTCTCTGGCTCTGCTCTTGAGGATGACAAGCCTGCTTTCAAGCGATGCCAAGCTTCCAGGAGCGTAAGCCCCTAAATTTTCCCTCATTTGAATTTCTTCCGCAAGCCTATCTGCTTTCTGCAAGTCAAAATTCACTTGAGCAATTGTTTTCTGCAGATTATTCCAGTCGGCAGTATTTGGCTTGATCTCTGATGCTTCAATTTGCAGCGATTGCAACAACTTGCTTAGCGCTTGATAACTTCCCCCCTCGAATTCTCCTGCCGCACCGCGCAGTTGCAAAGCTTCCGCTCGGTTTTGCACACGTTCCCTCTGCCCCATTGCCGAGCCTGCCTCGCGTTGAGCCAGCTCAAACCCTGGCTGACCGGGAGCAATTGCTCTTGCCTTCCTTTGCCGTAGTTCAACAATGCGATCAAGCTTGCGCAGGCTTGCATTCATCACGCCCACAGCATTTCTCGTGGCCTCCTGCAAAGATGCAATTAGTCCGTCATTAAAGCCTTGACCTGCCTGCTGGCCAATGCGAAACATTTTTCGCGAAGGCGATCTAATTTCCAAAGACTGCTCAAGGGCTTGCAGTAGCTTTGCGCCCAAAGACGCAGCCACCCCTTGCAGTTGTCCTTCGCCTTTTAAGATGCCTCGAATTAGCCCGGACATGGCTTCTTCGCCCGCCGAAGCAAAACCGGTTTGCAGTTCTGCAACCAGCTCTTTTCTAGTGCGATCAACAGCTCCCTTTACGATACCAAGCTCTTTGGCCGCACCAAAAATAGATTGGACCTGCGGAGCGCTTACTCCTCCGGCTCCAGGAGCAGTTGAAATGACACTGCCTAACGCCCTTGCCCTTTCCGCAGCTCCACGTACTCCGCTTAGCTTCCCAGCAAGCTTATCCGCCTGAGCAATGGCACTTTTAATGCTTGTATCGTCAAGATCAATGCGATATTTACGTTGTCCCAATTGACGGCCCAAAAGCCGCATCTCTTCATTGATGGAAGTTCTATCAAACTTAATTGCGATGGGAAGGGTAAAGCTTGACGCGGCCTGGGCAAGACTCGGCAGTGCAACAGTCTTGAAGCTTTGCAGATCAAAGCTGATGCCTAGCCTTAACTCGGGACTACCTGTCGCCATTCGATGATCATCGTACCCTTAGCCATTATTATAGCCTCAGCTCATTTCTTCACGATTAGAAGCTGCCTTCAAGTCGTCTGCCAATAGCGCCAAAAGCCTTCCGTCAAGTTTTTGAGTTTTCATTAAGCGACGCAAAATTTGCAAACTCTTGCTTGTAATGCCGTTTTCTTTCTTAATTTTTCTAGTATCAAACGGAAGAAAATCATCAACGGTTGCGTTAATTTTTTTACCGCCCAATGCTCCCATGACCACCATGCACAATTTTGCGGTGGTCATGCTTTGCGCGTTATGTTCGGCTATATCGCGCTGTTCTAGCCATTTCAGCGCAGCCAACGCATCCTTCGTCCTTTGACGCGCAAAATTTTTGCAGTTCCAGCGATCATCCCTAAAAGCCGACGAGGATAATCGAAAATATACTTTGTCCCATGGAGAATCAGAAGATAATGCTGCCTTTGCTCGTTTTTCTAATTTTTCAACATGGCTAAGATTATCTTCTTCTAGTCTTTTTTTTCGGAATTTTCACCTTCCTTGTCTTGCTCATCATTTACAAACGTTAAAATTTTTCGCACTAAGGGGCGCGACAGTTCCTTGGTGTCCTCCAGCGTCCAATCCTCTAAGGGTTTCCATTCTCCAGCGATGTAACCTTGCCCCCTGGATCGTATGAATACGGTGACGAGCTTTGCGCTTGACGCGTCAGCACTTTTACTTTCGCCCAGCAATGCCAAGATCTCATCGGCAAACTCATCTGCTAAATCTTCTGTAGCCACCTTGCCTTCTTGAAGAAGGACAAACGCGTTTTCCAGTGAAATCTTTTTGACTTTGGCAATTTTGCGTGCTAATTGCACGGCCTTGAGGGTAGAGGCGCTTTGAGCCTTTGTGATTTCTTCGTGCTCGATGCTTTCCCCGACCAGCCAACCGTTGTATTTAATGAGCCGCAAGCAGTCATTTACTGCGAAATACTCGGGCTCTTTTGCCGTAACAAGAAAACTATACTTGCTCATGGTCAGAAATCAACAAAGTGGTGTTAAAAACCTTCACTCGTTCGCTACCGGAGCGAAAGGGCTTAGGGATGGCCACGACAAAAGAATGATTGTCACTGGATATTCTACACGTGGTTTCCTGAAAGGCTATTAGACATAAGATGCCCACAGCAATTTCGCCGTCAAGCACTTGGCAGTTTATTGCATGCACTTGATTGTTATCACTGCGCAGGTAGTCTATTTGCATTACAGGCCCTCTAAAGCGAGAACCACCCGACGCTGTAGAGCCATGCCCGGCTTTTTCAAGAAGAAAGAAGCTGCGATGGAAATGTCATCAGTAAATTTGCGAGCGTTTTTATTGGTGCCCAACCCTTCATGTACGTACCAAGCGTACTCTCTCCCAGAGGAATTTTTGGCGTCCCAGTGCCACGATGCTCTCATTCCAGCCCCGACAGAGGTCAACGAAAAACTATTCACGCCACTTTCATAAAGTGTTCCAAAATCATAAATGTCTCGGGGGTTGGAGGCGTTTTGCACTGGCGCAGATGGATTTTTTCTCCTGGTCTTGCCATCGTATTTCCAGTCTCTTTCTAAAAATTGCTCTCGCCAGTGAGTTTCGTTGACATCCTCTTCTGCCCATTGAGTAAAAGCATCCGACAACGCCTTCACAATGGCGTCTTCGTTGAAAAAAGACGCAGAGAGCGAAAGATTATTCTTGATTGTCATGCTATTGCGTGATCAAGCGGCGAATTTCTCTGTCAGGGATGACAATGCGGCAGCGTTCGTAAGCCACGTCGTCACCGGGAAGGTAGCGAAACTCTGCATCGGGGAACCGTCTGCTCATCCTGTCCATTGCAGAGGCAATTTCAGAACCATCGGGGTTGTATTGCATCAGCACGACCTCCCATTGCTGCAGCACGTCTACAACACCTATGGCTGCCCTTGGGAGCAATTCCGGATATTGACGCATGGTTACCTCCAGTCCCGTCACCTTCCACTCCGAGGGAACACTTTTTTGTCCCACCACGTACACGGCGGGCACATGGGATCCTCCGGGCAGAATATAGCTTCCAATCAAATTGGGGCTTGCTCCTAGCAGCGTCGTAATAGTTTCTCGCAGTTGCGAAATGTTCACAATAAAAAGCCTGCCCAGTAAGGACAGGCTAGCAAAAACCGTGGGAAAGAAAACTTAGCTGTTGGGAGCAGACGGAATGATGCTGCCGGTCTCAGTGGCATTCTGATGGATGCCAATACGACCCCGACTCATGAGGTCGAAAGTTACTTCCACGAGGTTGTCAGCAGGATAGCTCTCGTTGTAGTTCATCACGCGAGCAACATAAGCCACCCGGTCGTAGTAATAAGTGGTGCCAGAAACACCAAGCTGCTTATTGATTTCTACGTAGATTTCATGGTTCTTGTCGTAGCGATTTTGAGCGATCACCTGGAAGGCCTCGTCAAAGCTGTTGGGCAGGAACACTGTGCCGTCAACATCCTTCTGGAAATACGAGGTGACAGATGCCGTGGCCTGCGAAGTGACGATAACGCTATCGGAGAAGCCGCCGCCGCCAAGTAGGTAAAACTCAGTGTTGCCGTCGTTAAAGGCCACGGAAGCTGTTGTGGCGGCTTGCAAGGTGTACAGAGTAGGAGCGCCGCTAACAGTAAAAGTGGCGCCGCTCTGGGTGATCACGGGGCGAGCAGCCCCGGCAATCGAGCCAACACGCACAGTAACGTCTTGGCTCTTAACCAGCTCGGTAGGATGATAGAGCATTTGAAAGTCCTCAATAGAGAGAGAAAGTGGTTAAGCGTCAGACGTTCTGAACGCTTCCTTTGCCAACCAGTCTAAAAATTCCCCGGATTGGCGTGCCTAAGAACTGCCAATAATGCTCGGCAATTTGTTCGTTCGGCAAAAGCTCAAACCGCCCCTCTCTTCCATTGATTGTTGCGGAAGCAGAACTGCCAGGAGTGATACCGGAAAGGGCTAGCGGCCCCGTCAGTCGTCCCTCCATGTAAACGGCCGTATTATCTGCGCCAAGCAAATAATCGAACCGTGGATTCTGCTTTTGCCTCAGTGTGGCATAATATGTCACTCCCGAAGAGAGTGCAACATAATTGCCGGTTTCGCTGTCCTGAGCGTAGCCAGACGCAACTTGCCAGACCAGTGTGGCATTAGCAAGTGGCGAAAGACCGTTGATCATACGACGAAGCCAATGGAAGAAGCGCCAGCGACGGTTTCAAGCATTCGTTTGAACTCTTGACCATATTGAGTGGCCTCGAGCCCGTTGCCATAAACCTTGCCATCCGTGGCGCCAATTTGAACGCCCATTTGTGCAAGCTGAATGGCGATGATGTGCGCGGCAAGATGCTTAACTGCCCGATCCGTTTGACTACCAAACACATCAGCGCTTGCGTCTGCCGTCGCCTCGTCAATGGCCCCGTTTACGATTCCCGATGGATGAGGAGTGAACTCGGGGAAGCGATCGAGAAAGCTCGCGTAGGTTACGGCCATGATCAGGCTTTCCCTGTGCGAATGTTCTCAAGTCGCTTGTTGATGGCGTTACGGATGCGCACTCGCCCCTCTGCCTTTTTCCAGTCCTGGAGCTGGTCTTCATCGTGCATGATTTCGATCATGCGCAAGGCGTCAGTAAGGGGCAGTTGGGCGAGTGTGGACACCTTTGTGGGAATGTCCTGCACCGTAGGGGCTTCTTTCAGCTCTTCAATTGCGCCAATTGCCATAAGGCGCTTGACGGTTCCATTGTTTCGTGCCTGAGCCCATTTGGTATCAGGCACGTCTGAATTCACCCCTGGACTGAGCTGGATCATTCCAGCATCAGTAATAACACCAAGACCACCTTCACGAGGCGGATTTTCGAGGTCAGGGCGATAAGCGATCAACATTGTGTGTTCATTAGAGAACTGCTTTCAAGCTTAACGCCCAAATCCCGATCAGTTGTCCTGCACGTAGATGACGCTCTTGGGATAGTACAGAGCAACACCACCAACCCGAGCGTGAGCAGGAACGATGAATTCCAGGCCGCGCTGTTGAGGGGGGAACAGCTCGAGGGGCTGCGGAATGTGCAGTTGCACTTTCTGAGGATCACGCTTGTAGACAACCATGCGGTTCTTGTTGAGAACGCTGTTGTCGGCGTCGAGCTGGTTGATGGGCTCAACGTTGCGGATGTAAGGGTTGGTGCGCAGGAAATACTCCAGGACGGTAACGTCCGAAGAGTCGCTGTTACGAGTGGTGCTCACCTTGTTGTAGTCCTCATAAGCCATGAGGATCGTGTCGGGCTCTTCCTTCATCTTGGAAGCGCTGATGATGGCACTCACGCCATAGTTCAGCAGCTCAAGCATTTCCTGAGCAGTGGTGCCACTATCAGTGAACCACTTGTCAGCGACCACAAGGTCAACAGTTGAGTTGTTGAAGAAGCCGGACAGGCCCACCGACGATTCACCGAACATCGCCACTTCCTCGACCTTCTCTTCGTAGGCGCGACGAACGGCATTGGCACGACGCTGCTCAAGGGCGATATTTGCCATTTGAGCGGCACGCAGCTCCTGAACGGTGTAGCCAAAGCTACCGCCGAAAGAGCGAATGTTGATGCTCTTCTCGGTTTGGCTGATGTCGGCACGGGGCAGATCGTCAGCGGCGTCAGCAATCAGTCGGAATTCACCCGTAGCATCCATGATGCGGTAGGTGAAGGTTTGTGCGCCGGGACCAGCTTCACTGGTTACAGGCAGAATAGTGGGGTATTTGATGTCAGCGTAGGTGACTTCAAAAACCTGCGGGCGAATGTACTCAAGCTGACGCTCGAGAAACAGACCCGCTTCATCCATGCGAAAATCAGACATTGGAGGGCCTCCTATCAGGTGTCAGCGGTGAGGGTGAACGAAGGACCGTTCAGCTCAACAATCGCCAGGCCAGAGCCGGTGACCGAAGTGAGATAACGGGCATTCGCCAGGCGAGCAGACTTGTTCGCAATGGCATCGCCAGTGAACTGACCTGCATACTTGACGCCAGTGGCGGTGTGAATGACACGCACTGCGGTTGCAGGAGTGACATCGCCATGCACATACACAGCAACGGCGCCTTCGTTGGCAACGTTCAGCACTTGAGCAGCCTTCACACCGGGGCGACCGTTGGAGTCTTCTGCGGTCTCATCCACGTAGGTGAGAACGTTCAGGCCAACAACAGTCTCGCCCACGCCGCCAATAGTCTTGGCAGAGTTGGCAACGGTGCCGCCGCTGGCATAGGCCACGACGTTGCCGAAGGGAATAACAGCACCAGTCTCGTTGACATAGGTGCCGATGGTATTGTCGCGAATATCGGACAGTTGGCCTTCCAGGAGGGCGGTCAGCTCAAGAGCGTAGCTCTGCTGAACACCACCTGCAGCAGCCGTGCCCGAGGGGGTAAAAGTAACGGCCATGGATCAGCGCTCCTTGGAGATGGAAAGAGGAGCCTTCCAAGCATTCTGCAGGCGCTCCATATAGGAGGACGGTGCAGAAGCAGGAGAGGCGATGGAAGCAACGGCCTTGCGCAGCTCATCGGTGGCAGCCGAATCAGCGCGGGGCAGTTCAGCCAGAGTGTCAAACATGGCTTGCACGTAATCGTCGGAGCGTTCCGACAGATCAAGCGCATCGCCGCGAACCGCCTTGATAGCAGCCTCCATGACTTCACGAGCACTCTTGCCGGTGAAGTCAAACTCGCTATCCAGAGTGGTGCGAGCCTTGTCGATCAACGCAACGCGCTCTTCAACGAGCGAGTCAAGATTGACATTTTTAGCGGCGTCAAGATCAGTCTTGATTGACTGCAGCTCTTGCTCAAGAGCATCAGCGCGACCCTCGGCGGCATCGCACTTGCCCTTCATTTCTTTGCTCATGGCGTCCATTTCTTCCTTCATTTTGGAAGCTTCGGCCATCATTTCATCATATTTGCGTTTCATATCAGCATAAGTCGCCTTCGCGTCTTCACGCTCAGCCGTAATGGCGGCTGCAAGGGCGGAATCTGCCTCAAAAGAAACGCCGTCAAACACAATGTTTGCCGACATAATTTCTCCTTGAATAGAGGTGAGCAATTCGGTCACAGCGGCATCCGCTGAGTCGAGCATGAGACGAACACTTGGACCGCCTCTGGCTCTTTTGACAATGGCCACATGATTACCGCGAATGTTTCTTTGGTAACCGTCGTAATGTTGACCGTCTGGCGTAATGCCAGCTTCGTCAACATAATCGACCTTGTATCCACAGGAAACTTCGCGAACGTCGCCGCGCATGATTTCCTCGATGGTGTCCTTGTCAGTGACTGTTAAAGTGGATTCAACGAAGCCATCGGAATACGAGACATCTGCACTTGTAAAGCCAACTGCATAATCCTTTGTGTTTGACGCATCGAGCAACACCGGGGGATGCTCTTTGGTTAAACACTTTTCCTTGAAACTATCAAGAGCCTCTTGAGAAGCAACTTCAGTTTCAGGGCGGTATTCCAAGCGGATGCCACCACTTGCATCCGTATACGACTGAATGCCCGTACGCGCAATGCGAGCACGAACCTTTAGGTAACCCTCCTCCGTGATTTGATAATCACTGATTTGGGATACGTCGTAGCGAAAGCAGGAGCGTGAATCCATAGTCACATACTAAAGAGAAAAATGCATTAAACTACAAGCTGTGATTCATAGGCGAATCGGTGGCGGCGACTTGGCACTACGTCTATTACTCTTACGAAGAGTGGGGAAGGGGCTACATCGGGAAGCGCAGCTCCTCCTGCGCTCCCGACGACGACCCTTATCTCGGAAGCTTTGGCGATAAAACTTTCAGGCCCACGCAAAAAATTGTTCTTGCAACTTTTGAGACAAGCAAAGAAGCTTTAGAGGCAGAAATTGTATTACATGATTTCTACGAAGTGCACAAAAATCCGCACTTTGCGAATCGGGCAAAGCAAACAAGCGCAAAGTTTCAATGCGATCCAGAATGGTATTCGAGGATGGGTGAAAAAGAAAAGCTTATCAGGGCGTCCAAAATCAGTCGATCAATGTCCGGAGGTGCCCGAGGCTTCTATTTCTGCCTTCGATCCCCCGATGAAAAAATTATTGTCACTCAAAATTTACGAGAAACGTGTCGCAGTCATGGGTTGCAACGAGCGAACCTTCAAAAGGTCTTAAAGGGCGAGCGGGAAAATGCCGCTGGATGGACGATAACCAAACACTTTTTGCCATGAAACTTTTCACAGAAAAAACCAACGCGCTAAAAATGCCGCATCCAGAGCGAAGATTGTTGGTTGCATCAAGGATGCGAAACTTAAGAGAAAACAGCGGACTATCCCAACGCCACGTAGCAAGCACACTGCACGTTTCGCAAGCGACTTATTGCAGAATGGAGCGCGGCGATTCCGAGCCATCAGCCGTTCAGCTAGCCACTTTAAGCGGATTGTATGGAATATCCGTCCTGTGGATGCTGGGAATGCCCAACTTTGTTGTCAATGCGGCTCAGTCCTCGTCGTCGTCTTCTTGAATGGAGCGAATCTGCTCTTCCACGCCTTCCATTACATAGGCCTTGGCGATAGCCTCAGCCTCGAAAGTAAGCATCTTCACAGGCTCGAAATGTTCGTCTGGCTTTTCATAAAAGCTCTCCACAAAAATATGAGTTTCGTCAAGACGGCCATTCTTGAAATGCTGTCGCTCAACCAATCGCCAGTGCGAAGTGCTGCGATGCTCGTGAGCCGAAAGAATGGCCAGGGCTTTCAAAATGCCAATGCCGTCCTCTTCTTCCTCTTCAATCACGCGAACGTATTCGCTCATTGATCCTTTTTGCGGCTTTCAACCATCTTAATGATCCGATTGGCCCACGCCCTTCCCGCGTCACCACCCCATAAAAGCCAGGCAATGTAACCAGCATCGTTTTCACCGCCGCTCTTGTTTTTCTCATGGCGAGAAAAGAACGCAGACATTCGCATAATGGTTGCATAACTTAATGAACTGCCACTAGCTAGGTCAGACGCCCTTGCCACTCCGCTTCCAATGCCCTGCTTGCCGGCTTCCTGAGTGGTCAGGCCGCCCTTGCCATATTTCTTGCGTAGTTCGAGGCCACGACGCGCTGCGGCTCGAACAGACGATGGAGGGGAAAATGATTCGGCGTCTCCCCTCAGGGCTTTCCCAGTTCGTCCTCCATCTCCTCTTCGCCAGCCAGCTCCTTCATGAAGGCCAGGTAATATTCATCGCCCATGTCCTTCTTGGGCTTGCGAGACAGGCCGGCTTCGGACAGAGCAATTGCCAGGGCTTGTTGAGGATTTTTTACTGACTCCCCGCTGCTGCTCTTAAGCTTGCCGCTCTTGAATTCTTTCATCACCAAGCGAACCTTTGCTTGCTTCTCTTTTGCGGTCATGGCAATGGTTTTCTTTTAGTTTAAGGGCCAAAAAATTGAATGGGGGCAGTTTCAATGGTCATGCCAGGCCATACCTTGTCTCGATGGAGAACAAGGGCGGTCATGATGCGTTCCGCCAGGAAAGAAATATAACGACAATTGTATCCTTCAATTTGCATGATTTCCTCCTTCCCATTGTCCCATATTGGCCACATGCAGTCCAGGAGTGTTTGCATGAATCGACAGTAAAGCTCATGCGGTCCACGGGCCATAATGTGACCGTAGAAAATTTTCTGACAAAAAGCGGCCTCAAGGTCTTCTTTTGAGAGTGGCAACTGCCCTTTATTTGCAGCATCTAATGCTCGATCGATGCCGTCCATTCCTTGATGGCCGCCTGCATATTGCTCAGCGACAGAGCAATGAAAATGCTCCGGCTCTGGAATGTAAAGCACAGAGGGCGACGATGGCCCGAGGCCGTCGTCTCTCCACTTGCGCCTGTATTGAGCGTTACCAATGAAATCGTAAGATGAATTGTTGACGGCCCAGTAAACGCCAGTTAGCTCGGACCACCATTTGTTCATCCAGGAAATATTGCGTCCTTGACTATCCAGAATCCAGCCATCATGCACTAAGTCAATTTGATCGTAAACGCTTAATTTTGCGGCATCAAGGCGCATACGATGAAGGGTGGCAGCGCTTTCATAGCGAGGCACATTATCCCCGTGGCACATAACAAGAAGGTGCCAATCTTTAGCCTTCATAAATATCACGAGCCGCCCAGAGTTCGTTGTAATTGTTCACTCCTTTTGCTCCCACGCCCGTCAAGTCGCCTCCACCGGAAGGCTTGCTCCAGGCCATGATCGTACCATCAGGCAGAACAAATGCCCTGTTTTTTTGTTCATGAGTGGGAGTCAGTTCAAGGTAGTCGCCATAGACAAAGTCAGATTGCCCTTTGTTAATTGCAAGTGCTTCTCCCAGAAGCGTAGGACCAGTGGGGCACAATGGAGTGATTCCATAGTATTGCTCGTGGCAATTTTTCACAATCAGTTCGATAGCGGTAACTAGCGCAGGATTGCTGGGCTGCGAGTAAAGCACGGTCGTAGCGCACGCCCAGGAGGTAAAACTGAAACGCTGAATGTCTCGAAATGCCAGCATTTTAATACGGGGACCAACATCCACTGGATTGGCCACTCTAACTGCAATATCCATGTACCATCCACCCAGTTTATTCAGCAGGCAAAAACGACCAAGATCCGCTTTATACGAATAGGGCTTAAGAGTGTCATAGGCCCAAAGAACTTCCGCGTCGTAATTATCAGAAATGAATGCCCTCAGACTTTCTTTTCCGTAGATTGTGTGCTTCGCACCAGGAAACGCAGCCTTAACAGTGCCAGTGGCATACTGGAGAAACGGCGAAAGGTCATCGCCAGCGTCGCTCAAAAAAATCTGAGAGATTTCCATGGTCAAGCAATGCGAGCAGGGGCGCCAAATCCCTTGAAGTCGGCAGAACCATCTCGTTTCTCGAGGGTGTTCTTAATGATGTTAAGCATTTGCTTCTGAACAAAGGGCCAAGTAAAAGTTTTCTGATGGAGACGTTCGTAACACCACTCTCCCGCCATTTGCAGCGCCTCACGATTCTGATAGTAATAATTCAAAATGTCGGCTAAATCACAAGGTGACGGCTGCCCTCTTTCTAGGCCATAGTTTCTGTCTGTCTCCCAGCTTTCGATGGCGATTCTACGCACTCCGCTAAAGATCTCTTTCAGGCTCGTATGGTCAGGGACCACCTGCGCCACCCCAGTGGCGGCATGCTCGCTATTCACCAACCCCCAGCCCTCTCCAATGCAAGTATTGACGCCAATGTCACAAGCATTGTAAACCTTGTTGAGCTTCTCAATCGGAAGACAGTTATGCGTTGAAAACTGTGGGCTGGTAAGGATCAGCTTGCCAACGGCATCGTAGCCCTCGTCCCTAGCCACTCTCTTGAACAAGGGAATCAGCTCCCATCCCATATCCTTTTTGCCCATATTCAACCAAAGACGAGCGTCGGGCTTGTCTTTAGCAAACTTAATAAAGCCCTTGATGGTCAAGTCGATGCGCTTCCGGGGCTGGTTCCGATTGCCATTGAACACAATAAAAACGTCTTCAGGAACGCCAAGCTCCTTGCGGCATTTGCTCTTGTCGATGGGGAAAAAGTCGGAAAAATTAGTGCCATGGCCGACAACGTGGATGGGCTTGTCATATCCAATCTTCTCAACCTCCTCTTTTGCAAACTGCGTGTAAGTGATCAAAGTGTCCCATTTTTGTATGGCTGGGAGCAACTGAGGGAAGAGCCCATAGGAATCAATTGGTGTGTACACAATGGTTTTGAAGCCGATCGACTCCTTGAACGGCTCAGCTTGATCCAGAAGGTTAATGGCCACCCAAATATCGTTAATAACGAAAATAAGATCAGGCTTGATCAACTGAACCAGTTCTCCCATCCGATGGGCGCCAAAGGGGTCGGTTCCATGGGCCATTGCTGGATACATTTTGCAGTGTTGCTGCATTCCGTCTGGGTCGCCGTGCCAGTTAACAGCCAGAGCATGCACTTCGTGTTCTTTGGCCAGGGCAGGAATCAACTGTTCGGCCACCCGTCCAAAGCCGGTCTGTGCGCCAACATCACCGCAGTAAAGAATGGTAGCCACAAGAGTTCCAAGACTGGCCTTATCTTAATGCGCTTTTAGACTGTGGCAAAGGTTGGTGCAACGTGAAAATGAGACTGGCGATCATTGGGGCTGGCTGGGTGGGATGCCATTTGGCCCTAAAGTTGCGCGACGAGCATGAAGTAACCATCTTTGACCCCACCCCTTTCGAGGGGGCATCGTTGTTGAATCAGAACCGTATGCACATGGGCTATCACTACGCCCGAAACCATGCCACGAGAGAACTGTGCCAAGTTACCTTTGACGCATTCATGCGAGATTACGGAACGCTTACGGAGCCAGTGCAGAATAATCTTTACGCCGTGCCACACGAGGAAAGCTTGCTCGACGCGAAAACAATTGAAGCAATCTTTCCTCCATTGTCATGGCAACACGAAAAGCACGAGGCACCCTATCTTCTTAACACCGAGATGGTTTGGCGCACTCGAGAGCGATACATTTGCCCTCTGAGAACTAAGCAATTCATGTTTCAAGAGTTGTCTTCGTCCCTCCGCCTAGAGCGAGTTAAAGCGGGCGACCTTGCAACATTAAGACAGGATTACTCGTTGATCGTTGATTGCACCAACAATACACTCCTTCGGCCGACCTCAGGCGAATACTTTGAGGCCGTGGCAATGTTCATCTACGACATCATAAAACCTTTGCCCTTCGGCGCTCTTACCTATATCGATGGCCCTTTATTTTCCATCTATCCTTTTCACAACGACACCATCTCCCTCAGTCACGTTGTACACAGTGTCATCCACTCCTCTGTTGCGCCCATTTCCCCTGAGGAGGTGAAGGACGAAGGCAAGTCAAGGCGGCAGGCGGAGCTTCATGCCCGCCTTTACTGGCCTGAGTTTGCAGACCACCTTTCGTTCTCGAAGACGGTTTATTCAATGAAAAGCAAGCGGTCCAACGCAAGCGCCTACAGGGCTCCTTTGTTCAAGAAAGACGGCAACGTACTGTCATGCTTTACCGGCAAAATTCAAGGCATCTACTTGATCGAAGCCAAGGTCCGAGAAGTCTTGTCAGGCTTGTAAAGATGAGCGAAGTAGTGGTATTCGCCAGGGTGGTTCTTAGCCTTGAGCAATTCACGAATCACCGCTCCCGAGTAGCGCATGCAGCGCAAAGCATCAGCAAAGCGCTCGTGTTTCACTTGCTCAACAATAGGACCAATTTTCTCGTCGCTAACATGCACGTGCGCGATGTAGGGGAAATATTGCATGAGCACTTCTTCTGGCCATTGGTTCTCCAGCCAGACGCTGTTTGTGTCGATCATGGTTTGAACGCGAGGCAATGAATACTCAGCCAAGCTTTTCACAATTTCTTCAACCGTGAAAAAGTAATTGCCTCCATATTGCCTTGCCACTGGCTCAATACAAATTGTGCATTCCGTGTCCTCCAGGAGTGGATGAACGGCTGCTAGTCCATCCATCAAATAGCGACAGTCACCTTTCCTGAGGCCGGGGCTGCCCAGGACCATTCGTCGCCAACCAAAGGACTTGGCCTGCTTGATCAGCAACTCCAGGCAATTATGAAGCGATTGCTGGTCCCAGAACGCTTCAATATCCATTCCGTAAAACAATGACTGCGCCGAATATTTTTGCAAATGCCCGGAAAACTGGCTATGCCTTTTGAAGGGCACAGCCTCTAGCAACTCCACCTCGTCAGGAAGGTGCAGAACGATTTCCGTGTGATCTTCGGCGTCCCAGCCGATAGCACTAACCCCGAGCTTCATCGATAAAGTCTCCAATTAGCCCAAGGGCTTCCGACCGCGTTGGCGGCCAGTATGCACTTTTTGTGTGCATTGTAAAGTGGTTGTATTCAATCCTATTCCCCATATTCTTGGGAGCCCAAGGGAAAAACGTGTCCAAAATCAGCTCGGTCTCAATAGGAGCCGGAAATAAATTAGCAATGCCATGAGCCGGACATTTTGACAAGTCTTCCCAGAGGCGGCCCAATGGATACCACTGGTAACAACTATTGGCATTGATTCTTTCCACTTCATGATTATTAATCAAGTCGAACAAAATGTTCTTTTTGATTAGCCGATGGAAAAGAGCGGGAAGGCGAATAATTTGCATGGAATTGCACCAAAGCCGCTCTTTGACAAGTGTCTCGAACAGCAGGCGATTCGCCCCGTATCCCGGCTTCTTTAATGACGGCGTAATAATTTCATCCATAAACGCACATTCATGCCCGTACACGTCAATGGTTGAAATGAGGGTAACATGATCGGCTTGAATATTATCTAAAATATCGACAATCGAAAAAATGTTTTCCAGGTCGGCAAGCGGATCCTGGTTGGCTTTCCATTTGGCTGCAGGCAGGCAGCACAGTACCAGATGATCTATTAGTGCGTCTTCTGTTGTGATTTCGCGAAAATTGCTAGACGAGTAGGTGCGGTCGAAACTGGTTTGCTCCTGCAGGGCAGAGCCGACCAAGCCAGTGCTGCCAACGAGGACTTTCATTTTGATACTGCAACACAGCTACTATACCGGCACCGTCGCGGCTTGCTGTCTGTAGTAGCGCACGCTGCAGCGGCACCTGGCTCCGCATTCACAGCGTTGGCCCGGCAGGGGGAGCGTGCCAATAGAAACTACTCCCTGGGCCGCATATCTAAGGCAGTCTTGGCAATGCTGGGCCTGACTGTCCAGTATGCGTCGCATGAGACTGAAGCCTTGCTGCTGCTGCCGAAGCTCGGCTCCTTGCCAGTAAGAGCCACGAACGCTTTGAGCGTATAGGCCAATGCGAGCCAAAGCCATGGGAGCAGAAAGGCGATTGCCAAGCAAATCGGAAACAAAACGTTGGAGATAAGCATATTCCTCGCGAAGGCGCTGACCGACGCGACCGTATTCCGCGCTGCCCATGCCGTCTCGACCACCATGGCCAATGATTGCTGCCTGAATATGAGCAGCCTTAAGCGATTCGCGGACACTCCCTTGCCACTGGTCAAGCGTGATGGCCCCATCAATCAACATGCGCGTGAAGCGCCGCAAGCTTGTCTCCAGCTTATCAATCCGGGTGTCCACAAGCTTTTCAACGGCTGCCTTGCTTAAAAACCGCCCTTTTTCATCTCGAAATCGGCCGCTTTTCCGATCGTACGACCATTCGGCGTCCATCCTGCTGGACATCACTGTTTCGGAGAACGCCGACAGATCATTCAGCATTGTCAGCTTCCAGGAGGTCCTTGAAGCGCTCAGGAGCTTCTTCTTTCCATTGCTGTAGCGCCGCATCTACGTCTGCCTCGCTGATGAACGCAGCCTCGTCAATACCTCCAAGCATCAGCCCCTCCACTTGCACTGGCTCAATTGCATCCACTTTGCTACTCACCATTTTCGCGGCCCCCTTTCGCTCTGGATCGGGATCAGTCTTGCGCTTGCGGGCGACAATCGTCTGTCGCTCTTCGCTGCTCATCGCTTGCGCCTTCGCCTTGGGCAGGCACTTAGGCTTGCCTTCGTTCTTTTCGCGGCCGCCGCATTCACCAAGAATTTCTCCATTGGCCCCGATCCTCACCCATTCCTCCTTGAACCACCTGTCAAGATCGTCGTAGTTGACATCGCCATCGTCTCCCTTGAAGCCACTGCCACCACCGTGTTTCTTGGCATACAGTTCTTTATATTTCTGAACCATGTAAGCGCTGGCATAAGCGCTAGGCCACACCTTGAACTTTGACTTTGCGGCAGCAATAGCCTGCTGGTGGAGGTCCTTGTCCTTGAACTGCACGTCGCCCCTAACCTCTTCAAGGTCGCGAGGCAAGAACAATCCTGCTGCATCTTCCACTTCACGACTCCCGTCCATGGGCAGTGTGCCATTCTCTTCGTTCATTGGGTCGCGACCCCCAGGGGGCACAACAAAGCCACCCCTCCCTTGAGTGGAACCACCCCCTCCTTGAGTGGAACCACCCCCTCCTTGAGCAGGAAGCTCGCGAACCACCGATGGGTCAAGAGTCAGTTCCATTGACCACTCAGAGCCCCCATAGCGGGCGTCGGCCACTTCCTTGGGACTCAGCACCCCCAGTTGGATGTAGCGCCCGTCCACGGCCGCCACTCGAGCTCTCACGTCGGCCTTTTCTCTTTCGTTCAGCTCAAACAAATCATTGAATTTGACGCGCCACGATTCCGGCACTCGGCCATTTGTCGGCCCCGTCTTGCTAAGCATGATGTAGGTCATCAGCTTCTTGAGGGGGCGATGGAAAGTGGATTGCTGGTAATCCGCCAGCGTCTTAGCAAAATCACGTTCTTCGCTGCGTCCAGTGGAGCCCAGGCCTCCAGGGCTCTCGCCAAACAGTACGGTGTGAGGAATCTTGGAGGCGCCAATGATGTCTATTCTTGTCTTCTCCAAGATTTCTCCAATGCCGCCAAAGTTTCTACTAATAAAAGCAAGCTCTTCTTTTTCTGCGTCAATTGCATAGCCGCGATAAACGCTCTTGCTCATGTCATTCAGCACCAAGCGATCCCTCACGTCATTCTCCTTGCCAGCCGCAAGCATTTGCGCCAATCCGCGAATTTTATGAACAAAAATATCAAACTCGCTCAAAAGTGTGGCGGCACTGTTTAAGCCGGTCCAATAATGCTTAAAGCTTTCGTAAACAGTTTGCAAGCTGCTCATTCCCCACCCATAATTCCTCTGCCTGATGCGATAGGGCAGCCAGTCACCATCAAAGCGCAAAATTCTATCTTTATGGATGTAAGTGAGTTGCGGCTGTCTAATAAGATCGCCGGAAATAATTTGATAATAAGTTGCCTTCGAGTAATCGTATAAATTTTCTTCATTGATCACTGGCGCGATTTGCCAGCGATCAAGAACTTCCATGCCTTCCACGGCATAAATGCGACTCTTGTCCACTGGTTGATCTGCCGGTCTGCCGTCGTCAATGTAAAGAAGGATAACGGCGCCTCCATAGAGCCTGGAGTTCTTGGACGCAAGCATAAAGGTTTCGAGGATGTACAGATCCTCAATCACCTGCTCGATGCCCACCACTTCTTCCGCAGCGGCTCCTTCGCCGCCAAACAACACCTTGAAGCCTCTGCGAGTGGCCTGCTCTGCGTAGATGTCCACGATGCGACGAGGTAGCCATTCGCCATACAACGCCTCTAGTTCTTCTTGTGTCAGAAAAACAATTGGCTGCGCCTGTGTCTGAAGACTTTTGTCCCTTCCAGCGATGCCCATGCCAGTAAGGGCATTTGCGAGACCATCGCTTCGCAGGCCTGCACCAGTGGCATGCCCAAGATCAACCGCTTCTTCCGACATTGTTCACACTATTGGCTTGCTTTCATTCTAAACGTGGCTATGATGACGACGACGTTCTCTTTATTATGCCCACTCCCATTGAATTTGTCTTCTCCGAAGAGGAAAGGAAGCAGGCGATGGAGGAAGGACAAAGGCGACAGTCGGTAAACGCCGCAAAGGCGCTAAGGGGAAGGAATGGGGGTGCGTCCTTTGGGGCCAAAGCCTTGGACATTCACCTTCTGGGCGCCGCCGGCGAGATGGCTGTAGCTTCGTACCTTGAAATGAAAGATTTTTTGTTTCAAGAACAGGAGGCCCGTCGTGGATCATGCGACCTGCCAGGTATTGACGTTAAAACCAGGAGCAAGCACTGCTACGATCTCATCGTGCAAAAACGAGAGTCTCCAAGTAAAAAATTTGTCCTTGTGACCATTGAGGCTGGAAAAACTTTGATTCATGGCTGGTGCTACGGGCATGAGGCCATGAAGGAAGAATACTGGGCCGACCCGGCTAGAGGAAGGCCCGCCTATTTCGTCCCCAAAGAAAAACTTCGCAATATTACATCGCTGACGCATGAGTGAAAATCAGCAATTTTACGTTTACGCATATTTGCGCAGCCAAGATTCTTTTTGTGGCCTCAAGTGGAGTCCTTATTATATTGGCAAGGGCCACAAAGGGCGAGCCTTTAAACATCACGGACGGAGATGTCCAGCTCCGAGGGACAAGAGCTACATTGTTTTTGTTCAGGAAGGGTTAACTGAGCAAGAAGCGCTGAAACTGGAGCAATATTGCATTGCTCTTTACGGAAGGATCGATATTGGAACCGGTATTCTGCATAATTTAACCGATGGAGGAGAGGGAGCATCTGGCATGAAACACGGAGAACAAGCGAAACAAAAAGTGTCGCAAGCCAGGCGCGGCAAGAGATTGTCCATGGAGCATAGGCTAAAATTATCGCAATCACACAATGGCAAGACATTGTCGCGTGATCACAAATTAAATATTGGACGAAAAAGTTTAAGACATCTTTACGAGTTTATTGATTTAAGCGGCGAAGTGTATATCACGGAAAATGCTAGTGACTTTTGCCGCCAGCATGGATTAGATGATGGCTCCATGTCAAAAGTTATTCATGGAAAAAGAAATTGCCACAAAGGCTGGACTGGACGCATCGTCGAAACATTGCAATGAGCAACTCTCTCAAATGCAGCGACTTTGCCAAGCACGTACTAAAGCTTGAGCTTTGGCCTGAGCAAAAACGCATTCTTGATGGCTACTTTGGCGGCAATAAAACTCATGCCGTATGGGCACTTGGGCGACGCTGTGGCAAAACGCTTATGGCTGCAATTGCAGCTCTTTATGCTTGCTTTGTTCTGGAGGATCAATATAGAAGGCGCGTGCGCAAAACTGAAAAATGGTACATTCTTACCATTGCCAACGACCAGAGCCAAGCAAAGCTTGCCCTGAATAACATTCGCCAGTTGCTCATGGACAGTCCTCTTGTTGATGAAATCACAAGAGAGACTGCCACGGAAATTGAAACCAGCAACAATTGCGTGTTTCAAGCCATTCCCGCATCGGCTCGCGCCTCTCGTGGCAAGGCCGTGGTGATGCTGATCATGGACGAGCTTTCCTTTGCTATTGAAGGCGATGCAAACCGTGGCGCAAAAGCTATTTACGACGCTCTGTCTCCATCTATTGCACAGTTCGGTCAGCACGGTCGCATCCTTGAACTTTCGTCACCTTGGCTAACCGATGGCCTGTTCTATCAGCATTATTGCGAAGCAAAGTCAGGCGAATTTCCCTTCATGCAGGCAGTAAATCTCCCAACTTGGGAGGTAAACGTCAATCTACCCTGGGGCTGTGCATTTCTAGACGCCGAGCTCAAGCGCGATCCTGATAAATTCTGGGTGGAATATGGCGCCCAGTTCGCAAAAAACAACTCTGCCCTATTGGCCACAGAGATTGTTGAAGCTGCTATCAACAAAGAGCGAGGAGTGCTCTTTCCTGAGAAAGAGTTTACCGGCACTTACGTGCTCTCTCTAGACCCAGCCCGAGGCGGCGTGGGGCGAGACGACTATACGGCTTGCATTGTTCACTACGAAGGCGAAAGGCTAGTCGTGGACAAGTTTCACGCCTTCGAGCCCGATTTCGAGATTGGCGGAAAAAAAGAAGTGAACATGGCGAAAGTAGAAGAGTGGATTAAAGAGCATCATCGCATTTACGAATTTCAGAGCATTGTTCTTGACCAGTTCAATAGTAGTTTTATTATTCAAAACCTATCAAAGGAATTCCCCATTGCGGAACTAGCCTGGTCTGTCAGCACAAAAATGAAAGCGTTCAGCAAAATGAAAGAACTGTTCAACGCTGGCCTCATTGAACTGTATCCTCATCAAAAAGCAATCAGTCAGCTCAAAAACCTAAGCGTTATCTACAGGGCAAGCGGACAATGGGCGGTAACCGGTGGAAAGGAAGTGGGCGTTGATGACTATGCCTTTGCACTTGCGGCAGCAATTCTTGAAGCATCCAAAGAAAATGACATTGACTGGCTGAATAGTCTCGTGCGATGATTGCCTTTAGAATTTTCAGCAATTGTTGAAATTTTCACTTTTACTGAAAAATGATTGGCATTGAAATTTCCAGCAAAGAGCTAGCTTTTCTCTTGGCACTTCTAGAGTCGGACAGGCAGACCGCTCTGCAGCTCTTGGCGGCGGAGCACGCTTACAGGCCCGGATTGTTGCCGAAATTGCATGAAGCAGAGCGAGTGCTTAAAGCAATGAAAAACTTGGAAGGATAGACTAAGCACATTCCCCTTGATCGCCATGGCATCCTCCTTCACTGCAGAAGAAGCCCTCGCCTGGGCAATGAAGGCCGCAGAAGCCGTAGAAGAAGCCGGCAAGAGCTTTGGGCCCATGAGCGAGGAATCGCGGCTCGCGAAAGCTGCTTTCGAGCATTTTATGGACGATTATCGCGAGCATTGGAACGCCGCCTGCGAAAATCGCTTTGGCCAGCAAGGGTGCAAGGAATACGACGTTTGAGCAATGGTTTGCCTGTGCTATAGCCTTTATGGCCAAAGGCATGAAATCAGGGTGCCATTTCACGAGGCTCGTTTCGTCAATAAGCGTTTGTTCCTAGAAGGAGCCGCCGTTTACTGGACCTTTCTCTGTTAAGCTTTCAAAGCTTCCTGCAGGAGCCCGTTGGCCAACGGCTTGCCAGCATCCTCGTCAATGCTGGCACCATCGTGGATTCCGTTCACTGTCTTGAGTGAGTTGAAGCACTTAAGACGCATGGCAGAATGTCAGGGCCGCACCCTGTTTATTTCCTGATGCGGAAACATTCTGCCTCTCGCCTCTTCTGGTGATGAAAGCTGGTTTGATTCCAGCACGAGGCATTGTTTGATACAGTAAAGATACGTTTGCCCCGCAAGGGGTGCATGCAAGCCATCCATGAAACGGGGGATGGGGACCATGGAGAAACGGTCATGAACAAGCTCATGCTTGTGAAGCTGCAGCTCCTGAAGGCCGCAAGGCTTCATCAGGCGCAGTTGGCTTCAGTCTACGGCTACCGCCCTTGCGTGGCCTGAAAGCTACATGGGCTCGCTACGGCGAGCCTTTTCTTCTTGGTGGTGAATGTAAGTTTTCAGTTCGTGCAAATAAGAGCGAAGCATGGCAGCCTTTTCTAGATGCCAAGGGTCACGATGGAGAAAGTAAAGCTCCATGTGATTATCAATGGCCTTTAAGCAATTGTGAATGGGCGCATTCCAGCGCGAACGGATCGGGGTGTTAAACGTCCGACGATCGTCCATTGGCTTTGAAATAAGCCTTGATGTCTTCTAATGCTACTGGCTCAAAGTTATTCCTCTCCAGGCAGGCATTGAAATAGCGCCTATCCACTTGCCCATCTTCTGTATGAACAAGATGGCAATGGAGATGGCCGTGAACATTGCCTCGATAATGACCGACAATATTTTTAGGGTGGACAGGGATGTGCGTGAAGATGAGACCACCAAGCATGGTGCTATCACCATGGTGGAAATATGCCCCGCGAATGTCGTCGAAATATTGAAAATAGAGCTTAGCCGGAAGGCGATCGTGGTTTCCAGCAATCAATACTTTCCTTCCATTGAAGCCCTTCAAAAGCCTTAAGGCAGTGTTAGAGAATGCCACGTCACCAAGAACATACACATTGTCTTTCTGGTGGACTTTCTTGTTCCAGCGCTCTTGAATTATTTCGTGCATTTCCTCAATAGAGGAAAAGGGCCGCATTGCCGAACCATCTGGCGCGTCAAACTCCAGAATCCTGGAATGACCCATATGAAGATCTGCCGTAACAAATGCTGTCATTTTGCTTCTTGATTGATTGGAGTGCGTGTTGCTGTCCAGCCTTGACAGTGAGGCCTTTCCCCCCTGGAGACAGCCCTGATGTTAGCGCTTTCCACCGATGGATGCTGGGTGCAAAATTCAGAAACAGTCAAACCAGTGATGACTTCGCCGCTTGGCCCATAAAAGGTGTACTCATATTTTTTTCTTATTTGTCGGTAATGTTCTTTGGTTTTTTCTGAATGCTTACTTCCGCGTGGCCAAGGATCCTGCCTGTAGCGAGCAGCCCTAATTCTTTCAATCACCTCCGGGGAGAATCCTGAGCTACCTTCCCCGCCTTGTGTCAGGTTTCTTAGTAAACCAGTACCAATGTCTTTGCGGCCCAATACCGCAATCATGTAGCGTTCGTGCTTAAACGCTTCTTTTTCGGTTAGGTCTTTTTTGAGGATCAGGATTCGACTGGGATCACTGGGTTTGTTTACGGCGCATCTTGAATGCGAAACCCATGCGCGATAGCCACGACCTTTGCCGATGTAATACGGTGTTCCGTCTTGCCTCATGTACGCATAGGTGTAAAAATCTGCCTTCTGTCCCATCGAGACCATGACACTAATCTTGGCCTCTTTATTCTATAGCCCCAAGGTGCAGGTCTGAGGTGACAAAAGCGCTCATGATGATCAGTGCTTTTCGTAAACCACTTTTCTTTGCACGGGATCAGGACGATCTTCCAGCTCATGCAAAAGATCAAGAGCCTGATCAAATGTGCTAAACCAGCCCCTCTCGTCCCAGATAAAAGGACAAATGCGCTCTTGTACTTCGTAGAGGGGCTCCCATGGACGCACGGCGCTTGGACGTTGAACAATGCGAAATCGCGCCACAGCAAAACTTAGAAGGCAAGCCTCAGTTTAGTACGGTTCGGAAGAAAGGGCTCCTCCAGGAATCGAACCCGGCATTCCAGGCTATCGGCCTGACGTGTAAGCCTACACTAAGGAGCAAGTGACCCCCAAGTTTGAGCATCGTTGAGAGGCTTAGGGAGTGTTAAACGATGGAGCAAGCGTGAGGGTCATCCGGGATTGGCTCCCAGTGACGCACAGAGGCTTGCCCTCCGTCGCTTGACACTATAGCACTAAGCGCGACCGTAGGAAGGCAGACTAGTGTTGCGCTTGGGCTTGTCACGCCCAAGGAGTTCGCCATTGAGGCGCTCCGCCATGTCCCAAAGCGGCTCCGTGGTCAATTCATCCCATCCTTTACCCCCGTATTTAGCACTGCTAATAGTAGAAGGCTTTACGCCCCATGCTTCAGCCAATTGAGTGCGCAAGCCACGCAAATGCCGCATGTCTTTGGGAAGTCGCAACAACACCCTGACCTGGGCTTCGTTGAGCAGTGGGTCGCCAATTTTTTTGCGTGGACGCTTGGATCTGCCGTCAATGTACGCGGGCCAATACCCAAGATTACGTTTCATGTCGGCGGCATTTTCCTTGAGACTGCCCCATCTAAGGTTTTCTGGCACATTATTGGTGTGAACGTCGTCGTAGTGCAAAACGTTTTCCTTCCCTTCTGGAGGAAGTCCATGGAAAGCAAGGCACACAAGGCGAGCCACAAGAATTCTTTTCAGTTCTCCATTTTTAGACAGCATCACAGACATTCGCCCATGGCTCTTGCTGATATTAAACCGAAGGATTTTCTCTTTGAACACGCGAGTGCGCTCTTTGTTGTTCTTAGTATCCTTGACAACGCGTTGAACACTTTTGATGCGTCCAAGACTTGAAGCTGCGTAATGGGTTTCGTAACCAGGAATGGGTTTCCAAATTTCTTCCATGAAAAAGGCGGAGAACAAGAACCCCGCCAGTTTAGCATGGATAAGCTGGAAGATTGCAGGTGGTCTCTAAGAATACATAGGCAGTGAAGTATTCGGACTTTCAAAAAAAGCAGGGCATCGACTGCTGCGCGTAGCAGCCATTTCGGGAGCCTTGCCAGTCCAGAATAAAGAGCGAGATTGACGCAGCCAGAAATCTTTGTTCAGCCATTGATTGGACGAAGCGCCGAGATCATCAAAAAGCCAGGCAACAGTGGCGGCCCGAAGCTTGTCAAGACTTTGGCTTTCCTTTTCCCCTAGTTCCTTGCTCACCATGGCATTGACCACGGTATGAACCCTTTCATCCCTCGAAATATCTTGCGAGACAGTGCGCATGCCCACGTCACCCGTCTGCCTGAAAAACGGAAGCGCCACGAAAAAAACGGAGCGTTCCATAACGCCTGCCTTGAGAATGGGATGAGCAGGGTGCTCGTTCCAGGCTTTTAAAATGCTCATCACTTCACGCTCTGACTTTGTGTCAGTGCCGTGGGCATCGGCCACGTAGTTCAAAGCCTCCAAGTGGCGGTCTTCATCGTCCTGGTTAGAACGAAGAGTCTCGATAAGGCCAGGGGTGGAGGGCAGTTCACGCTTCATGCCCTCCTCAAGAAGCTCCTTTACGGGAATTTCAAGGTGGCGCAATGCCAAAGCCTTAAGCAAAGTGCTTTCAGCGCCCTCTGTCACCTGTCCTTTTGCCACTTGCACAGGCGTCCATGCACGCTTTTTGGCAAGGACATTCAAATAGGGACTCTGCTGGGAGGTGATCATATTCAGGAAAGCGATGGAAAAGAATGAAAAAGGGGAAGAAACTCCCCCTTTGCGAAGAACTATGGAGAGAAAATTATTCAGCGCAGCTAGAGCAGAAGCCTGCATCCAAACTGCAAGTAACAACCTCTCCGGAAGGCTCGCTATCTTCGAGTCCAAATATGCTCTTGAAATCGTCATCAAGAGCGGCGTAAGCATCGTCCTTTCTTTGCATGTCAGACATGACCTGCAAGGAATAGTACATGCTCGTCTGAGGAGAGTCTAGCCAATCTTGAAGGAACTCTCGATCGTAAGTAACCAAATCTCCCCATGTGTTCATGGAGTAACCGTGAAAAAGGCCAGTGGCTTGGTACAAGCGCACGAGTTCGTTGACGACAAGAACGTAAGTGTTCCAGCCAACTTGTTCCGCAATTTCCACTTCCCCATAGTCAAAACTTTCCACGCCAAAGGTGCCAGAGTCCCTATCAACAAGCCGTCCAATGGGAGGGGCAATTTCAGGGGCAGTGGTGAAACCTTTCTTGTCGAGATAGCGATAGGAGCAGGAAGCAGTGGGGGCAATACAGAAGGCACGGTGCATGCCGTGCTCGCGGGCAATCTTTGCTGCAGCTTCAATGCCGTCACGAATGGCTGCTGCGGCCCTCCCGGCAGGCCTCTCTCCCCAATAGTGGCACCATGGATGGGGATCATCGTCATTCAGCGCTTGCAGCGCCTTGCCGAAGTCTTCGTAAGAAATACCATGGAGGGAAAGGAAATTGGCAAGACCAAGCATGCCAAGCCCCACTTGCTTGTCAATAGAAGGGGAAAGGTATTCGCCAGTCTCGCCAACACCAGTATTTGGATGGAGCTCACACAGTTGCTTCATGCCCTCCGCAAAAGCTTCTTCTACTTCGTCGATGTCACAAGCACCCATGTTGACGTGCTGCAAAAGGCAAGTGCCACGATGAGGAAGATAAACTTCAAGGCAGACATTGGCGCGAATGCGATTTCCTTCTTGATCGTACCGAATCTTGTTCAGCCAAATGTCGCCGGAGGCAATGCCCTTTAGCAGCTCATCAATCAGTTCTTGAGAAGAGTTTTCAATAAACCGCTCATCCACGTTCACACACCTTTTCACCCATGGAAGCTCTTGGCGGGAGGCCTTGATGAAATCAAGAATGTCAGGGTGTGTATAGTCAAGATGAAGCACTACGGCCCCATTCTTATATCGTCCACCCCTACGGAGAATTTCATTGAGAGTGGAATAAATCTTGCCAAAACTAATAGGACCACTTGCGACAAGGCCCTTGCCGTTTTCATCGCCTTTTCCGCGCAGTTCCGACAAATGCACTGCCACACCTGCGCCATTACGCAAACCATGAGAGACGAAGCGCCACGACGCTTCGATGCCATTTTCCCCCTCCATTGAATCATCTACTACAAAGACCGTGCAGCTTACGGCAAGGCGGCCTTCTGGATCATCCAACCAACTCTGCACACGCCCTGTACGGGCAATTTTTTCGCACTTCGCCTGTTCCTTGAGCTCCATAAGACAACAAAAGCCCGCCTAGCGGGCTAGCGATCAACCAGAGCAGGCTAGCGCAAAAACCCTTCTTCCCAGTCAGTCGCACAAGCCTTCAGGATCGCTTCCACTTTGAGCATCCTTCGCGAATAGCATTGCTTCATTTTTGCTTCGGAAATAGTAAGGCTTGCCTTCATGGGCAATGAAATGAGAAAAGCCTGGGCGACCGTGGACAGGCCACACCTTTACGCTTCCGACCATAAACGGCATTGGTAAATCTTCAAACATCGTTCGCTAGCCATGATTCACTAGGCTACCGAAAAAGCAAAAGCTGGCTTGTAAAATAAGCCATGCAAAAGAAAATCTTCGCTTTTTGGTCGTGCATATTGCTCTTCTTTTCTCTGGCCACAAACGCTCATTCCTGAAGCACGCAGAACGATGGAGGGAAATGATCAAGGAGCTCGAGGCTAATGGCGCTGTTGTTAATTGCTTTTTTCATTCCTGGACTGTTGACTGCCATGCCGAAATGCGAGGCAATCAACGCATCGAAGGTTCCTATGTCAAAAGCCCGCTCACTGACCAGAAGGCAATAATCGAAGCATTGCCTTTTCGGCATTACTGCTTTGAGGACGAAGACAAAGCGGAGGCAAGCCTCGTACTGCCTGAAAGAGTTTTCCTGCTGGATAAGCAAGCCGCCAAAAAACACATTGGCCTTCAGCTTTATTCAATGCAGCGCAGCTATGAAATGATGCTTCAATGGGAAAAGGAAAATAATATTGAACACAGCACTATTGTTAAGCTTCGTTTTGATACAGCTCCTGCTCACTGGAGCGTAAGAGAATTTTTTCTTTCCACTGACCATCGTTTCAAAAAACTGCTCATTGCCGCTAACGAACATGCCCATCCCCATCCGGGCGGGGGAGGAGGCTGCGTTAAATGTCAGCGTTTGCACAATGATTGGTGGGAGCACTGCCGGAAAGAGGGGAAAGAAGAGCCAGGGCCTAACGATCCACTTTGGCAGCACGAAGGCGCCCACAGCAATGATATTTGCGACCTTTATGCCATTGGCAATAGAGAAACCATGGCTCGTTATATGACCCTCTACAGCAGAGTTGTCGAACTATATTCGCCAGAGCTTTTTGAACGCAGCTACCAACGTTGGCACAATGAAAAAAGAAAAGGGGCAGTTGTCTGCCCCTACGACGAAAACGATTTGAAAGCTGCTGCTTGGGGAATGGAAATGGAAGATGAGCATTTCGCTTGCTTCTACCCAGAGCGTCTACAACGTCTTAATTTGGAAGGCTTTGCAGTATTGCATGCAGCTTCCGTCTTTTATCGAGACTGATCAATAACGCCTGGTTTCACAAAGGCCTGAAACTTCTTCCCCAAAAGCTCAATAAAATCGCCTGACAGTCCTTCTCCAATGAGCTCCTCGTTGAGCCAGAGATAAATCAGGGCGAAAACTGTTTCCGTAGCATCTTCGCTTGTCATCCATTCATCAGGATCGTCAAGTTTGTCCATCACTGCACAAACTTTGTCGTAAATAGAAGGGCCTTCTTCATCCTCTTTTTCTTGGTCCCGCAGAGCGGCAAGATAGCCAAATGCAGCAGCAGTGGCCATGTCTTTGCAAATGGAAAAGCCCTCGAAGCGTTTCTTCAGAGCAGACAGCTCCGCATTGGCTCCATGGTCCATGGCAAGAGCAAAAAGTTCTTCGTGGAAGGGCATGGTGGAAGTCACCAGTCGGGATACGAACAGGGTAGCTGGTCTTCGCCTTTTGTCAATTGCCAGCTCATTAGGGTCATTTGATGGCCTTGCTTGCCCGTGTAAGCCCCTGGCTGGTAGTAGCTGGTCTTCTCTGGTCTGATGGCTTTTTCAAGCTCTTTCACTGCTTTGTTCCAGGAACGCTCAGAAGGCACATACACCCTCCATAGCTCCGTTACTTCTACATAGTCGCAACGACTGTCCGTGTAGGCCATGGGAGAAAGGAAATCAGGATAACAAGGATCTAACACTTTTTCGCAAATAGCGACGCTCCAACCATTTCTCCTCTAGCAACGCCAATCCTTTCACTCCCTTGCCTGTTAGCGAGTACAGCTTATCACTATCCTTGGCAATCAACTGTTCCTCAATCAGAAAGGCCAATGTGTTGTAAATGGTTTTTGATGTGTACAGCGAGCTATTCGATGGATGATTGATGATGCCAGCGGCATCACAAACGTAATTGCGTTCTTCTAAATATTTAATGGCCCATAAAATATAGCGTCGAGCATTATTGATGTATCCAGGTATTTTGCGGGATTTGTGAGCGGCCTCTAAGCGTTCTTGAACAATTGGCACCATGGGCTTCCACAGTATTCGATTCTTATGAGCGCCTTGAAATTCTTGTTTTGCTTCCTTAGTGTTGCATCGGCATTGTTCCTTGAGAAAAAAGGCGAGCGACGATGAAAGCGTAAACCATTCACCGTTACCTCTTGTTGCTTGAAATTTTTCATGCAAAAGTTTTTCTTCTTCTTGGTCCCCACGAAACGCTTTTAGGACTACGAGGTTATGAGCGGAATAAGTGAGGAAGTCCCCAAGCCTACTCTTGAGGTCGCAACTGAAGCCAATTTTCACGGTTTCCTCATCATTCTCCCATTGGACCACATAAATCCATCCTTCGTACCTCCTGACCAGGCCTTTAGTTGCCACAAGCGTTTTAGCGATTGACCTACGCCCATCATACTCCCTGTTTCAACAGTCGGGAGCCCTCTGTGTCCATTGACAGGGTGTTATACTGTACGTAGGCGCAGCGTAGTCAACACTACGAGCAGTTCATTAACCTGCTTGAGCCGCTCGCGATGGAGCCCAAAGCGACCTTGTCATAGCGGCTCTTCTCAACAACACTCCTCTCGACTACTTCTTTTAAGAAACCTTCGCCAGGAGCCCGTTACGAGCATTAGCCCCCAAGGCGTACGATCCTAGGGCTCCCTCCTAACCACCTTCCTCTCAATCATTTCTTTTCTGACAGTAGTGTGATCGCCCATGGTGTGCGCAGCTACCGCCAGTCTCATTGTTTTCTCATTTAAGACTATTTTGAGACAAGACTGAGACTAAAGAAGGGGCACGAACAACGCCGCTTGGGGCGGCTCCTGAACATAGGCCCCTTCTTTGCACAATTCAACATTCAGGCACCATCTCACGCTTGAAAACGATCTTAGTGCGCTCACTCCTCCTCGTAAGCTTTAGATCGTTCGCGCAGTGCGCACTAGTCTTTCGCCCATAGAAAATAAACGAAAAGAATGTAGCGTGGTGAACAAAAGCAAAAAAGTCGTTTGAAAATTACGTCGCAGTAAAAAGGGGTACCCCCGCCCCAGTCAACGCCCATAGCAGGCGCTACTGCTCCCTGTCTGTATCCGTTGTTACAGTTTGGCAGATTGGTCTGACCAGGGTTGGCAATGAGTCGTTCGCAATTGTCGCTTTTGTTGAGAATTCTCCCCCAGCTCAACCAACAAAAAGACCCCACCTAGCGGCAGGGTCCACAAGCAACCATCAACCTAACGCCCCCGGAAGCCCCTCAAGCGGGCTTGAGGGCGGCTGTCATGCCATGGCCGTCAAGACAGAACGCGTCGCGCTCAGCGGCTGAATAGGGCACGCCGTGAGGTAGTTTGAACCGTAAGCCGATAATGGTGAACCCTGCAGGATCGGCCGGCCGATAGTCTGTAAGGTCACCGTCTACCACCCTGAAACCACGGTTCGCAATGTATGCAACGGGGGGCAATGACTGGTTCTTTTTGATTGCAAAGGCCGCCGCTACGTTAACTCCTGCAGCTAATGCACTTGCAACGATCTTATGGTTGGCAATGTTATCGGCGCCATCGTAACTGACT